TGTATCGCGGCATAGAATTTAAAAATATGTTATTAACCTACCTCACTCATTTCGACTATTCCCACGATGCATGGATTCACGTTGGAAACACACCCGAATCCGTTTTGCGCATAAAGAACAGTGTTATCGGTGCATTGCTTTTGGATTTGAGCGGCGGGGAAGAATTAGAAATAGCCGTCCGCAAATACGAAAAAATGGTTGCACCGGAAAATTACAAACGACCCACGGCGTTAATTACACAGTCGATGATTGATTCCGCAAAATCTAAATGCGAGGAATTGGGGTTGACCGCCATGTTGACGCGCCGTCATGCGCGTATGGATGATATTTCAGTCAATAACATGTTATTTGTTGACCGTTCCACACAAATAAAGGCGCAAAATAACGGATTTGACGGTCTCGCGCCTACAAAACCCAAGAAATATATCGCGGGCGGAACACAACCGACAGAAATCAAAATTGACAGGTTTGTCCGGGATGTTTTACCGCATACGACCGAATTAGAAATTTTGTTTGAGAGTAAACACATTCCTAACCTAGTCTCGCTGATTGCCCCCGAAACACGCGAGGATGCCCCACAGCGCCATTTGTTTAAATGGTCAAACAATTTCACGTGGACATATAACGGGGATGCCACAGATTCAATTAAACAGCGTGTGAAGGCGGCAGGTGGAAATGTGACGGGTGATTTTCGTGCCAGTTTGTCATGGCATAATTACAATGATTTGGATTTACATTTGATTGAACCAAATAAATTTCGGATATATTATGGCGCAAAAAAATCACCATATGGCGGGCAATTGGATGTTGATATGAATGCCCACGACCCATTCGTTAATGATGCTGTGGAAAATATTTTTTATCAAAATGTCAAGAGCATGAAAAAAGGCATTTACACGCTGGTAGTAAACAATTTTAGCAAGCGCTCGCGTTCCGCCGATGACACAGGATTCGAAGTCGAACTGGAATTGTGTGGGAAAATTCATAATTTCAAATACGAAAAACCTGTCAAACATGGCGAATTCGTACCCGTTTGTAAAATTGAATTGGATAAGGCGGGGGGTTTCCAAATACTGGAATCTTTCATACCGTCCGGTGAGTCAGTCCGAAAAGTGTGGAATATTCACACACAGACCATGCAACGGGTAAATTTGATGTGTTTATCGCCCAATTATTGGCCGGGTTCTGCTGTCGGAAACAAACATTTTTTATTTATGATGGCGGGTTGCCGAAATCCAAAGGAAACACGCGGGTTTTTTAACGAATTTTTAATCGAAGAATTAAACGAACATAGAAAAGTTTTTGAGATATTAGGCGGCAAAATGACAGTACCATATAATAAAAATCAGCTTTCGGGATTGGGATTCTCGTCCACGAAACGGGAAAGCGTTATCGTTAAATCACACGGCAATGTTACACGGCTGTTAAAAATATTATTTTAGGGGGAATTTATGAATATATTTGAAAAGGCTACACGGATGAAACTACGATTTAGTACCAAAATAGGCATGTTAAGCGTAGAGGATTTGTTTGATATTCCGTTAACATCCAAAAACGGCGAAATATCGTTGGACGACATGGCACGGGGATATTTTCAGGCTATAAAAGCGGACAAAGAAGTTTGTTTTGTCCCGGATCAAAACGCCGTTGCTGACAGCAAGTTTGAATTAATAAAATTAAAATTTGACATCGTCAAACATATCATTGACGTTAAATTGGCAGAACGCGAAAAACATGCAAACGCCCGCGCCCTACGTGACCGCCAACAAAAATTGTTACATTTAATCGCAAACAAGCAGGACGAGGCACTTAGCGCAAAATCAGTCGAGGAATTGCAAAAAATGCTAGAGGAATTGATATGACCGACTATATTACCATTTTTGAGCAGGCAGCAATAACAAAACTTAGATTTTTTGGTCATTTGACGGTAGAGGAACTCTACGATCTTCCAATAAAATCCAAAGAAAGGACATCTCTTGACGACTTAGCACACAGATATTTCGAGGCCATAAATGACGCAAAATGTAGCACTTTGGGACAGGAAAAATATAATATCAGCACACTTATTTTGGCCCTTGAAATTATAAATCATGTTATCGTTTTCAAATCAAATGTGATTACTACATTCGAAAAAGACAAACAATCAATAGTCCCAGGTGAGATCGTACAAAACTTTATTGACAAAATGGGTGAAAAAAATGTTTAAATATAAATCCTATAGGATATTTTACGCCTGCATCATGATAATAATGATAGTATCACTAGTTTTGCGTTTTATGAGTGGAAGTAATGAACTTCTTTTGTTTTGGATATTTATAATTTCGACTCTAATTTTGATTTTAGTCAACACAATTGTCATGATAAAAATGTTAATGAGTGGTGATTGATATTTCGATAATAGCAACAGCAGTTATAATCTGGATAGTTTTACAGTTGATAGGCACAGATTTATTTATTCTTTTCCTGTCAACTGTACTATTGTTCTATGTATGGGAAAGGATAAAGTGAGTAGAATTACAAAAAACATAGAAAAATTACGCAAATGTAGCGGCAAATATTACGGACAGAAACACGAAAATGAAGAATTCAAGGAAAATTTTGAAAATGGTTATTTCCATGAATGGGGGACAGCGTTTTATGGCACCCTCAACGAGGATTTAGACAACGCAAAAACGGTTACCGTGGGAGTGATAGAATTACAAAATAACAGAATTGTTTTTGCGGCACCGGACGATTTGAAATTTTGGGGATCACGGGAAAATTTCGAAACAAAACAAGGGCGTAAATGTGCAGGCGAATATTTCGACATTGATATTGAAAATTGGGTAAAATTTGATTTGGGATATTTTCAGCGTTGGGACGTGGACGCGCCGGTTACAACCACACCGGCATTAATCGCAAAAATAGCAGTTGGCACAAAAATAGTCAATGTGCTTCTCGGGAATTTCCGATTCCTGGAGGGATAACCATGCCGACTTTTTGGATGATGAGGAAAATTAATATATGGAAAACAACAATAGAAATGTTTCTAACATAGGCATTTTCTGTTCATTTTTGGCGATAGCATTTATAGTTTTACGTCTAGCAGACATTATAGATTGGTCATGGTGGTGGGTTCTTGCGCCAATTTGGGTCACAGGTTTAATCAAAATTGGTGCAATTGTTGTGCTTTTCGTAAAATTTGCAATGATAGGTAGAAAATAATTTGGAAAGTTGTGGAATATGACAATAATAATTAGTGATTTTTGGATAGGCGTAATAGCTACACACGCATTTTGGATATTTATTGCTACTGTAGGCGCTTTGCGGAAAAAATATAAGGAAAATGATAATGGACAATGACAACCGTTTTGCATATTTAGGATATTATTGTGTTGTTTGTGACAAAATAGCAGAAAAAAACGAGGTAGATGTCGAAAAACTTGTGCATACAATGATTTATTATAACGAAAAAGGGAAACGGCCTGAATATTGCGGCGGTGATTGCTATGCAGTTGTTAATAATACATTGTTTTAGGGGTTGCAATTATTTAGCCCCCTGGAGGAAATAAATGATGGATCGAATGAAAAAAGTGAAAGCAATAATCAAAAAACAAGAAGAAATTGGAATAATACACCGAGTCGAGGAAATCAAAATAATGATTCACTATATTAACGCTATAACTGCAAATATATTGCCAGAATTTCGGTTTTACAGTTGGAAAGTGATGAAATTGACTGTATTTGCGACTATTTGGTAGAAAAAGCCTGGAGTATGTGCTATGACAATTGAAAAATTTGAAGAAATTACAGAGCGCACAAAAAAATCTTCCGAATGTTTAACCAATTTTTTTGTGAATCCGGGCAATATTACCTATTCGCAAACTGTTGAATTGATTAATTGCCTAACTTCAGCGTTAAACGACATTGCCATTTTGTGCAAGGACTACACGGGTGTTGAATCGATTAGCGACAGCGACAACGACAACACAGACAAAAAGGGGGTGACATAATGAAAATTATAGATGCAAAAAAAGATATATCCAAGCCGTATTTTGTTTTGGTTTATGGCGCGTCCGGCACGGGCAAAACACATTTATGTGGCACATTGGGCGAAATTGGCAACGTATTATTTATTGACATTGATCAGGGGTACGAAACAATTTCATGTGCAGACGGTCTGGCAAAATTCCGCGATAATATTACTGTGGTGTCATTTGAAAATTTTAGGGATTTGGATACCGCGTACAAGGCGGTAAAGAAAAATGACCCCAAGCATTGGTCTACAATTTTTAATACAGAAATTACTAGCCCGTTTGATTGGATTGTGTGGGATACGTGGTCTGAAATACAATTTTATATGGTCGAGGAATTGCGTAGCCAAAAGAACCATGACCGATTTACGGGTGTATTAGGATTCCGCAAGGGTGTTGAATTACAACATTGGGGCATGTTGACCGATTTGAACAAATTGTCTATACAGGAATTGCGCAAATGCCCCGTAAATCAGATATTCATCATGCAGGAAACATTAATCAAGGACGAGTTGTCCGGCGCGATTTTAGGTGGCCCAGCCATCCATGGGAAAATGGTACAAGAAATGCCGTCATATTTTGGAATTGTAGTACACACTGAAACCGATTTAATGGGGCGCTACAAGGCCTCAACCAAATCCAAAGGAAAATGGCCTGCAAAAAGTCGAAGAGGCGCTGGGGGAGATTTTATTAACCCCACAATGCGATATGTGCTTGGAATCACGGAAAAGGAGGAATTTTAAGTGGTTAGATTAGATTTTAGAGGTGTACCTAATCGCGAACCATTGGAACCCGGATATTATATGGCCAGCATCCAAGAGGCGATTTTAAAAGAATCGTCCACCGGCAAACCGATGTTATCAATTACGTACTCAATTTTTGGGCATAGTGACGGCACCCCCGTGGATAGTGTCCGTAAATTGTGGGATAATTTTATTTTGACCGATTCAGCGTTGTGGCGGGCAAAACAATTTTTTGACGCGATTGAAATTGACACCAATGCGATTGTGGAAATTGACCCCACCGACATTGTCGGATTGCGTTTGGGTGTAAAAGTAATACAGGAAATTTTTAACGGAATCGAAATCCGAAACACCGTGAAAGGGTTTAAAACCATGGCACAAATGGCCAATGCCGCCGATGCCGAATCAGATTTACCCTTCTAATTTCAAAAAATCTAATTTAAAAAAAACAACCGCGCCCGCTTAGGGCGTTTTTAATATCCGAAACCGGAACGGGGACAGAATGGAACCAGAATGGAACCGAAATGGAACCAGACCGGAACCGAAATGGAACCAGACCGGAACCGAAAGGAGGACAAGGCAATTTGAATGATGATATTGTTGAAACAACAGAAAAAACAACCCGCCGAATCAAATTTGACAACGTAACAGTTATCGGCGTAGACCCCGAAAATTATGTTATTCCAACAAAAATTAAATGCGAATGCAAAATAAAAAACTGCAGGAAAAAATGCATATTGGCCCCAAAATTCAAAAAAGAAGAGATTATAATTTTGCCAATTCAAAACACAGTTGATTATGTTAATCGCGGGGCGCGGGCATGGCGTGAATTTGCGAAAAAAAAATTCAGATGCGAGAAAGTAAAAATAACGCCGATTGAATATACCAATGTACAAAAAATTGTTTTTCAAAACATGGCTTCGCCCGCTGACAAATGCAAATTTGGTATGTATGTACACAAAATGCAACGGTTATTTCCGACACGAAAATATAATTTGACAGCTATGAAAGTTGTTGACCCTAACACAAAAATGGAATGTTATTTAATTCGTGATGTCAAACGGCTTGATCGGCCCGGAAAATTTGCGCCACTTTTACGGAAAAAAGAATTAGCCAGCATCCAGGCGGTTGCTAATGCGGCGAATAGCGCCATTGAACTTTTCGAATTTTTTTACAAAAAATGGTTGCCAGTATTAGAAATCGAGGGGCGTATTGATTTATTTGGCGCTATGATTTTGACATATTGTTCTGTGGACAGGATTCCGTGGGAAAATAAAACTATTCGCGGGCGGTTAAATACAATTTGTATCGGTGATACAAAAATTGGCAAAACACAAATGGTGCAGCGTTTTGTGGATGTAATCGGGATGGGCGAATATACAAATGGGGAAACCAACATTATTGGGAAAACACAACAATTTGGCCAATCAAAATTTGTCACATGGGGGGCGTTTCCGAATAATGACCGTGGGTTATTGGCAATTGGGAATGCCAACAGGATCGATCCATACGACATCCGAAATATTGTAAATGCCTGCAATACGGAATCAATCGCATTCGATGGCATCGTGCAGGGCGAGGCGAAAACACGTACCCGGTTAATTTGGTTGGCCACGCCCAAAAATAATGCAGACATTCAGGATTTTTTCTGGAAGGGATACGGCGCATTTCAGGATTTTATTCCAAATGCCAAAGGACAATCACAATTTGATTTAGTCATTTCCGCCGCGTACAGCGATTTAGATGTAGATTTAGATACAAATACAAATACATTTGAAAAAATTGAAAATTTTTACGAAATCAATGTAGACAATTGGCGGACGTTAATAAAACAGGCGTGGACAATGGCGGCCAACGACATTTGTTACGATGATAATTTTAAAAATAACCTGCACGATGCCGCCGATTACATTAACGATGAAATGGGCGGAACCCCATTTATTGTTGGCATGACGGCACATGAAAAATTACTACGATTATCATGCGCTTTCGCTGTATTATTGGGGTCGATAAAAGGCGGACAGCTCATAATTGTAGAAAAACACCTAAATTTTGCCATTGAATTTTTAGAATTTTGTTTGTCCAAACGGTCTATGAGTTACAGCATTTACGTGCAGGAATTAAAACGAATGCGCGAAATACGAAACCAAAATATTATTTTCATACGTGAACTTTTACAATTGCACCCAGGCGTGAAGGCAATATTAACCACACCCATATTCCGGGGAATAAATTTCTTAAACGCATTAAATAATGAAACAACTCAAATTATTGGATCGCAAATACTGGTTAACATGATTAAACGCAAATTAATAACTATCCAATCCAGCTCCACTTATCGACCTGAAAAAATACTGATTGATATAATCGAACAAATAGACGGGGGAAATAAAATAAATGGATGAAAAAAATATTGAACGACTGGAAATATTGTTTGACCGATACCCAAAATTACCCAATTTCATCACAGCGGGCAATGTAACGTTAAAAGCTGCACGTTCCCCAGCATTATTAAACATCGACCGTTATTTGATGTTTGACATTTTCACCACATTGATTGACATCGGGGCGGTAAACATGACGGGTGCCGTATCATGGCGGGCGACCCCCGCATTGGTTGAATATATGGAAAAACGCGCAAAATAGGGGAAAAACAGACCTTCAAAAAATTTCCAGTAAAAAAAGTTAATTTTTTTAAAAAAAACGCTTGACACCATTTTATTTATGGTATACAATGGTGTCAATGGATGTTGAACGACATCGTTTGAGCAGGTGCAGCGTGTCCAAACCAGGCGCTGCACTCCACCCCACAGGATGAGCGAAAAAGGAGAAAAAAAATGGCGAAAATGCAAAAATCAAACAGAGGAATAACCTGGGATTATACGGGCGAAACAAAAATAGTGTCAATCCCCTGTAAAATTACAGGGGGGCTGGCAAAAATAAGATTGCGACAAATACATTGCATAAAATCATTTGAAAATAAAAACGTGATTGTTAAAACCGGGGAAATGGGCGGTTGGATTCAAATTGATGCCAATTTGCGATATAACGCGTGGTTGGATAGCGATTCTATGGTTTACGGTTGTGCATTTATTGCAAAAAATACATCAATAATCAACACAACTGTTGACAATTCTGCAGCTGTCCACGAATCGGAAATTTGGGATTCTAAAATAACCGGCAACGCGTCGGTGATTAATACAGCAGGCGGCAATTGTGAAATTGGTGGCAACGACAAATGGATTCAATACAAATTTTTGCCAGACAAAACCATGCAATCGAAAAAACCAGTTGAACTCACAATATATAAAAATGGCGTTAGACAATTAAATGATAACACGCCTGCACCCGAAATCATTGGATGTGAGGGATTGATCGAGCGCCAAGAGGCCGAAATCCGTGAGTTGAAGGCAGAAAATGCGCGAATTAAAGAGACGATGGATCGCAGAACCGAAATAAGTAATAGAATCAGCCGTCTACACGATACAAATAGAATAGATCGCAATGCGGAAATTGTAGCCAACAACAAAAAATTTGAAGCAGAATTATCTGCCAAAGACGAAGAAATAGCCAACATTCGCGAGGGCGCAAAAATGCACATCAAAATGACGGAAATAAACTGTGAACAGGCAATACAAAAACTCAAAGAAGATATATTCCGGGGCGTGCGGTTCGAATTAGACATCGCCAAAGAAATCCGGGACGAGTTACGCGAAACAAAAAGGTTAACAGGCGAGCATGACCCGGACGATGTTATAGGCTTCAAGGGTTCCTTAGTCCGAATTTTCGCAGCATTAAAAGCAAATGGGATTATTGGGCAATATTAAAACAAACCAGCAAAAAATTTCCAGCAAAAAAAGTTAATTTTTTTAAAAAAAACGCTTGACACCATTTTATTTATGGTATACAATGGTGTCAATGGATGTTGAACGACATCGCGAACAGGTGCAGCGTGTCAAACCTAGCGCTGCACCACACATAAGGATGAGAAAAGGAGAAAATAAAATGGCGAAAATGAAAAATTGGGAATTCACGGGCGAAACAAAAAAATTAGATGGCAGAACATTGCAGCGCATTATATGCGTAAATTCATTTGAAAATAAAAATGTAACTGTTGATACCGGGGAAATAGGCGGTTGGATCGAGTCTGAGGACAATTTAATTGAAAATGCGTGGGTGTCCGGTGATGCGTGTGTGTTCGATAACGCGATAGCGTCCGGTGATGCGTGGATACGCGGTGATTCGTGGGTGTGCGGTGATGCGCAGGTACGCGATTGTTCGCAGGTTTTCGATTATGCGTGGGTTTTCGATAATGCGGTGGTACGTAATAATTCAATGGTGTACGGGGATTCGCAGGTGTACGGGGATTCGCAGGTGTACGGGGATTCACAGGTATATGGTAATGCAGTGGTGTGTAATAATGGCGTGGTGTTCGGCCATGCGGAAATATGCGGAAACATGCAGGTGTGCGGTAATATGCGGGTGTCCGATGATGATGATACGCCGGAAACATCTCTGGGCGCTGAACCCGCGCAAAAATCAAAATGTTATATAATCAAAGACGAGTATTTTGCAAATATGTCATTGCGTGAAATCCGAAAGCATTTTGCAGTCGAAGCATTAACAGGTTATGACGCGAAGCAATGCGAAACATTAACAGGATACAAAATGGATTACTTGTACTTTGTAACGCGAATGAAATACAAGAAAAATTTAATTAAATTAATTCACCAATATGGTGGCAGTGATGACGACATCGATGTGATACTTAGTTTCTGCGAAAATGGCGATGTTTGTATTTTTAATCCAGCCGAATACACATTTGGCGATGTTAATAATTATTTGATGGAATCGTGGGGCGCAACACAATATTGTTTTGGATAACATTGAAAATTTAAAGGCGAAGGAAAAGCCCCGGCGCGTCCCCCCCCTGTGGGGACAACCCCGGCTGGGGCTTCACATTTTAAAAAAAAGTGAAAAAAGGAGAAAAAATGAGAACAATATTTACACAGGACAAAAGTCAAATTATTCCAATACGCAAATTTACAAACATTGTAGTGATGCCGTCCATAAATAGCGATTTTTTCATTCACATCTATTTTGGTGAAAAAGAAAGACATTTTCTGGGTTGTTACGATGACGTAACCACCACGAAAAAAGTAATGGACGAGTTGGCCGCCTGGTTGTCTTCCACGGACACCCAATATTTTCAAATGCCGCAGGATGATTGATGAAAGGAGTGTTATAAATGACAAACAAACAAGAATGCGCGGGCAAGAAAAGAACGTCAATCTGGTTGCCTATGAGTATGTTAAACGAATTGAAAAAACGAAAAGATTCGCACGGTGCTTCTATGTCATTCCAAATTTATCAAGCATTATTAAAGGTCGGATATCCCACCGTGGACAGCGTGGAGGATCAAGAAATTGAAATACAGACATGATTTTGTGACAAATTCCTCATCGTCCTGCTACATCATTCAAAATGATGATTTGGCCGATATGTCAGTACGCGAAATCTATAAGTATTTGAAAGATGTAGGAGTTGGATTGGTGGGTGAAGATTTTCAAATAGGCGATAATTGTATCGCGACAAAAACAAAAGATAGAGGCAAACTGAGAGAATTGTTAAGAAAATGTTGTGCAGATTCATCAATAATTGATAATTGTGTCGAAGGTGATGTTTGCGTTTTCAGCATAGACAATGGCATTCCGTGGGAATTGGAGGAATATTTGGAGGAAACATTGGACGCAACGCGGTTCTATTTTGGATAACTATGGGGGTTTTACATTGGAAATTTTACCAGTTGAGAAAATGCAAGAATACCTAGCAAATTGCGAATTATATGGATGGCCGGGGGGTGCCGATAAACCCGGTAGAATTGTGGCATGGTTAAAAACCTATGAACTACGCAAATTGTGGACAAATCGAGGTGAATAATGGCAGGTAGACGGATGATCGCAAAGGATAAAATTAACACAGATGATTTTATGGATATGCCGATGGCTGCACGTTTATTATATTATGATCTAAACATGCGGGCCGATGACGATGGTTTTTTAGGAAACGCAAAAGCCATTGCCCGTATGATTGGGGCGAATAGTGATGACCTGAAAGTGTTAGCTGATAAAAATTTTATTATTTCATTCGATGACCACGGTTTAAACAGCGGAGTTGTTGTTATTTCGCACTGGAAGCAACACAATTATATAAAAAAAGACCGATATAACCCGACCATACACCAAAACGAAAAAAAATTATTGCATGAAATTGAAGGTTGTTATTATTTAAAACATGGAACCGGAATGGAACCGGAATGGGGACAGGATGGAACCGGAATGGAACCAGAATGGAACCAACATGGAACCGGAATGGGGGCCCCAGGTTTAGGTTTAGGTTTAGGTTTAGGTTTAGATATTAAAGATAAACCCCTTGGGGGGGGGAGGGAGAATAAACCTAAAAATTTTCCAAAAAAAGACAAAGAAAAGACTGCGGACATACGCAATAATTACGTTTTTAGCGATTCGTTAGGCGATGCTGTGGATAATTTTTTGCAATATAAAACCGAAAAAAATTTAGCGTACAAACCCACGGGATTAAAATCGTTGTTAAATAAAATCCAGAAAAACGCCGCCGATTTTGGGGAAAATGCCGTTATTGATGCCATTAATAATTGCATGTCCAATAATTGGCAGGGTATTGTTTGGGATCAAATAAAAACAAAAGGAGGAAAAGTATATGAATTCGGTGGGAGCAATTCTGGCAGAAATGCCAATAATGAACCAGATGAATATGCATGTATCACATCAACAAAAATTTAACAAACCGATTGAAATTTGTGACGAATGCCTTAAACCGATGCAAACAGACATCAAAATTGGTGATTTTATTCGCAGAATGAGAATTGCATGTGAATGTCAGCGGGCAGAATTTGACGAAATCAGGCGAATAACAGCGCAACGGGATTTTGACAGAAAATTGGATCGTTATCGTGAATATTCGCTTGCGGACAAAAATTTTAAGAACTCAACCTTTGACAATTGGATTTTTAGGGACAATCAAAAACTCTACGACATCGGGAAAAAATATTGTGATAAATGGCCTGAAATTTTTGCCAATAATCGCGGGTTACTTTTGCATGGTGTATCCGGCAATGGAAAAACATATTTATCGTATTCAATTGCTAACGAACTGCACCGACGAGGCGTAACAGTTTTGGCTATTTCTGCAGGCAGAATTTTAAAAATCATTCAGGACGGTTATGTAAAATATGGCAGTAATGAAAATGTCCGAGAGATTGAAATACTTAACGCGATCCGCGATGCCGAACTTCTAATTTTGGATGATTTAGGCATTGAACAAAAATCATATTGGTCATATGAAAAAATTTACAGTGTTATAGATACACGCTCACGGGCAAAAAAACCGCTTATCGTCACAACCAATTTGGATCTAAACGAGTTGCGGGAAAATTTATCCATAGTGGATGCACGAACCGGTAAACGCGATACATCCGACAGAATTTACAATCGGATTGTCGAAATTTGTGCGAATTTTGAAGTTACTGGAAAAAGTTGGCGCATTCACAATGGCATGGAAAACAAAAAGGCATTGCTTGAACTTTTGGACGCATAAAAAAATCCTTCAAAAAATTTCCAGCAAAAAAAGTTAATTTTTTTAAAAAAAACGCTTGACACCATTTTATTTATGGTATACAATGGTGTCAATGGATGTTGAACGACATCGCGAAACATTAGAACAGTTGCAGCGTGTCCAAACCAGGCGCTGCACATATGCCTCCAGATGCGAATAAAGGGGGGGTTTGAGCGTCCCTAATATTTTGTGTGCAAAATTACGTCTAACGTGTTTAACATGGTTTAAAACGTAAATAAATGTGTTTCAGCGCTATATGCGTGATAGCATCCCGAAAAGTTTAGAAAGGGTCACAGAGCCATAGGGCAATAAGAGAATCGAATTGACTACATAAATTTGTTTGTGCTATCAGACGCGAATAAAAGGGCTTTCCAGCGCTTCCGAGTTTATTTGTATGGAAATCACGTTAAGCAAGTTAGACGAGGTTTAAAACGCAAAATAGAGCGTCTCAATGCCAGTTAGAATGAAAACAGGGAGTGAAATTATGATAACATTTGAAAATATTGGCAGGTTTGAAAATGTAACATACCAATACACGCCGGATGAGATAAGAAATATTTTGATTGATTTTGACATGAAATTTCAAAGCCTACGTAACCAATTTTTGGAAGAAAGCGGGCGGTTATACCTGGCAACATACGAGCAATTGGAGGGCGTTTGTAAGAGTTAAAATTTGGAAAGGGAAAATATATGAAAATATATTTTGAAAATATGTTATGCGATATTGACATTTGGTTTATTGGACACAATTTCCCCGAAAATAGCAAAGAAGACAGGTATCAGCAAGAAGAAATAGAAGAAATTTACCAACAATTAAGCAAAAAATGCATATTGTATTTAATATTACATGATGAAATTGAGAGAAAGTTGGGAAAGAGGCGGTCAAACATGCCAAAAAAATATAGGAATGTTGAAATGGTAATAGATGGTATAACATTTGCATCAAAAAAGGAGGCCAACAGGTATCAAGAACTAAAATTGTTGGAAGCGGACGGCGTAATATCTAATTTAAAAACACATCCAAAATTTGTAATTGTGCCAAAAACAGACAAACGCCGGGCGGTGACCTATTCCGCTGATTTTGAATATTTCCAGGGAAAAAAAGTTGTTGTCGAGGATGTAAAAAGTCCTATAACTGCGAAAAATCGGACATATGTGGTCAAAAGGAACCTATTTGAGTTTCAGAATCCAGACATTGATTTCCGGGAGGTTTGAGCGCCGTTATGGATGTGCAAATGATATTGGCAAGAATATCTAAAACTAAGAGATTGCAATACTATAAGGCCTATTATGTCGCAAATCGCGATAGGGTCAGGCAGAAAAAAAAGGAATATTATGAGCGCAATAAAGCGCGAATTTCAGAACGCAATAGACAATATTATAACGAAAATCGCACACGAATTTTAGCACATCAAAAAACACGAAAAAACAAAAATTCTGCATATAACAGGGCGCGTTATGAAAAAAACAAAGAACAAATATTACAATATCAGCGGGAATATTACTTAAAAAACACCGAAAAAATACGCAAACAACAAAAGGAATATCGTGAAAAATATAGCAGAAAAAAAGGAGACTAATAATTATAGGCCAAAAAATGAAAGTTATATAATACAAATGGATTCCAGTAGAGAAAGAGTAGACGATTTATGAAAATACAAAAGTGTGGTGATGTTTATGAATCAGGAAAAACTAACACATTTTAGCCTTTTTTCGGGCATTGGAGGCATTGACATTGCCGCTGAATGGGCAGGTTTTAAAACTGTTGGACAATGTGAAATTTCCGATTATCCGACAAAAATTTTAGAAAAACATTGGCCGAATGTGCCGCGGTGGAGGAACATAAAAGATGTCACAGCAGAATCATTTTACAAACGAACAGGTTCCCGAACAGTTGACATTATTTCCGGAGGCCCACCATGCACCCCCTTTTCCGTGGCAGGAAAACAAAAGGGAAAAGGGGATGGACGTTATTTATGGCCAGAAATGTGCAGAATTATCCGGGAATTTGCGCCGCATTGGGTATTGGTTGAAAACGTACCTGGAATTTTGCCAATTGCCGGGGACACAATTTGTCAGGATTTGGAACGTGAAGGCTATGACATCGGGATTTTTAATTATGAGGCTGCGGCTGTCGGAGCGCCCCACAGACGATCACGAGTATTTTTTGTGGGCAACGCCGTTGTACCACAGCAAATATACCCGATTTTAGCGGCAATTGCAGAAGTAGAAAGGAATTGTGGTATATGAAAAGAATTGAAGATTTAATCTGCTATGCTAAAAAAATGGCATTGCGCGGAATGACTAAATGCGAAAAATGCAAATCGTTTTCAGAACCGCATACACATTTTGAGCAGCTCGACAGGTTGAAAAAATGAAAAAATGGGAGTTTACGGGCGAAACTAAAGAAGTAAATGGGAGACTAGTGCAGCGCATTAGATGCGTAAATTCATTTGAAAATGGGGCTTTTACGATTAGTGCCGGAGATATTGGCGGTTGGATTGAATCCGAATACAATTTGTTAGATAAAGCATGGGTTGCTGATGATGGGGTTGTATCCAATTTAGCGGTTGCAACCAAATCGGCGTGTGTATCCGACTCGGCACATGTATCCGACTTGGCACATGTATCCGACTTTGCACGTGTATCCGGTTCGGCGCGTGTATCCGGTTTGGCGCATGTATTCGGTTCGGCGCGTGTATTCGGTTCGGCGCGTGTATTCGGTTCGGCGCGTGTATCCGACTTGGCGCGTGTATCCGACTTGGCGCGTATATCCGGTTCAGCGCGTGTATTCGGCTCGGCGCGTATATGCGACTCGACGTATGTAACCGGCTCGGCGTGGGTGAATAAGGACATATGGAGAACTTCCCCCTTGTATATTCAAGGCTCAAGGATGTCTGTATGTATGGTATCCAGAAACAAGTTGAAAATTGGATGTCAAATTCACACACTTGAAGAATGGTTAAAATCTTATAAAGCTATAGCAAAAGAGGCTAATGCAGAAAAATATATTGACGAATATTTTTTGTACATCAAACTAGCAAATGAACTTTACGGGGAATCAGCCAAATAGTAGAGGACAAAATTAATCATGTGGTATGGAAAAAAAATTGATGAAGTTTTAACCTACGCTTCTACGATTAATAAGTTGTATATGAAAAACCAAACACAAATAATGGAAGCAAGGCAAGAATCTCTTGAATTTGCGATTGCTAATAGCGAGTTAATTGGAAAAGACATTGCAAAAGTAACTAGAACTATTTCAAAACAAGAAAAAAAAATTGAGGATTTGCAAGTAGAGATTCAAGAAATAAACTACAATTTGTGTAAAATTTTTGAAATTTTCGAGAATATGCTTGACATTTTAAAAAAAAGTACATCAATTGATGAACCAGAAAGCGAAAATTGCAATTTTGAGCAAAATAGCGATGAGGTTTTAAATGTATAATTTACAAATGTACGACTTGCAAAAACAAGTAATATGTATTTTAGAAAGAATGTTTGAAATTCAAAAGATTGTTATAGAAATTCAACAAACGCAAGAAATCATTGAAAATGAAATAGTTAATATTAACACGAAAATTACAGAATTAGAAAAAAACAAATGATATTGTATTTAGAAAAGGAGTGCCAATATGAAAAAAATAGTAGCAATAGACCACGGCAATAGAGGCACAAAGTCGTGTAGCGCATTGTCAACCAGCTTGCCCGGGGAAAAAGGCAAATTGATTTGTATTAATTTTGCATCCAGTTTTATTGATAGCACCATCCAGGGCAGTCATGGCGGCGATAGATTAGATTTTAATGGCAAAGAATACACGTTAGTAGACTGCCGATTTTACCAAAAAGATGACAAGACCGCCGATGATGATTATTTTTTGTTGACATTGTTTGCCATCGGGAAGCAAGTTTTAGCCGATTTGAATTGTTATAAGGAAATGGTGCAGGATGGATATGTTGAAATTGATTTGTTGGTTGGGGTACCGCCAATGCACAAAAAGGAAATCGGCGCAAAATTTGCAAAATATTTCCAACGTGAAGGCAAGCAAATTAGTTTTCGTATTAACGATACACCCATGATTATAAAAATCACCAACGTGCATGTCTATCCCCAGGGCGTTGCCACAACAGCATTAAACCACCTATGGGCTATTGTTGACAGTCGTGACACTGTAAACATTGTAGACATAGGCGGTTACACTGTGGATTGCATACGAATTAATAACGGACAACCAGACATAGTGGAATCCCTGTACATTGGCGTTAATATATTGTTGGACGAGGTAAACAGCCGAATTAACGCAAAAATAGGGAAAAGAATGACGGATAGCAACATTGAGGGCATTATTCAGAAAAAGGCCAAATCCCTAAATGGCTGCTCAAACGAGCGACAGGCACTTGTTTTTGATCTCACACAAAAATTAACCGTGAAGCTACTAGCAGCGGTATCTCAACAGGGTATTGACTTACGCGAAGATTATACAATTTTTGTTGGCGGTGGTGCAATAGCATTAAAAAAATATATTTTAGACACCGGAATGATAGGTGATGCATATTTTGAGGATGATATTTTTGCTAACGCAAAGGGTTATTTGGCGGCATACAACCAGATGAGCAAAAAGGCATAGGAATAGTTATGGATTATGATCTTATTTTTGAGACATTAGCGTTTGACAATTTTAGGGAAGCGCGGTCTGTACGTCATTCATCTATCAATTTATGGCATACGTTAGCACTTTTCGCATACAAACGTGGGCAATGCACTTTTGAACTAAGGCTTTCCGTGCTTGAATCTAAGACCAGCCTTAGCAGAAAGGTAATCTGGGTTGCCAGGAATGAATTGCAGGCGTTGGGTCTGATTGAATATGAAACGCGTAAGGGAAGTCAATCCACTGTTTACACAATTAACTCATTTGCGGCTGTAAATCAGTCGCAAATGGGCATTGAAATGGATACTAAAAATGGTATCATAACGGACACCGAAAAGGGAACTAAAACAGATACCATAACGGGCACCAAAAAAGATACTCAAATGGATACCGAAAAGGGAACCAAAATGGACACCGTAAATGATACCAAACGGGATTTTGTTGAAAAAACGCCCCAAATAGCGCAACAAATGCAACAACTTGCCAAAACGGATACCAAAATGGGTATCAAAGAGGATGCCAAAATGGGAACGCAAATGGGTGCCGAAATAGGTACAAAAGAGGGAACCATAATGGACACCAAAAAGGACACCGAAAAGGACACCGAAAGGGATACCGAAACGGACACGCAAAAAACGGAAAAGATGCGTAGTTTATTTGATGCTTTTTAAAAAAAGGAGATTAAACAATGACTAGGAAAAAATTAGAAATGTATAACCGACTAAAATGACACATGATGATATTACTAATTTTAGAAAACATTTGGTGGACAGATGTGTTGATTTAGAAAAAGAATTTGAAAACAAAGACATAGATTGGGCTTTTATTGACGGTTCAAGCGCAACTGAAAAAATAAAAACCGCCGTAAACAGAATCGGGGTTAGGTTGTATGATGACAATGGGGTAATACGCCCGTTTGATGATGTAATTTTAGATGTTGCGGTTGTTATGGATAAAATTGCAATGGAGAATGATAATAATGCGTAATATGCAGGGCGCGGGAAGCATACGCCAACGAAAAAACGGAAACTGGGAAGCTCGCTACACTGTAGGACGCGACCCGGGAACAGGTAAACAAATCCAAAAATCCATTTATGGCAAGACACAAAAAGAGGTTCGTCAAAAGTTGACACAGATTATAGCTTCGATTGACGATGGAACATTTATTAGCCCGTCAAAATTAACCATTGGGGCATGGATTAATATGTGGATAAAAGATTATATCGTGTCAGTAAAACCCGCTACCGCTCGCATTTACGAAAATAATTGCCGCAATCATATTATACCAGTTTTAGGCGCTGTCAGGCTTGCGCTTCTTACCCCCGGCATGATACAGCAATTTTATAATAATTTGCGCGAAAAGGGTTTGTCAGATAGGTCAGTAAAACTTGTCCATTCGGTATTAGGCAAATCATTAGGCCAGGCGGTTAATATTGGGTATATCAGAACAAACCCGACAGACGCTTGTGTTTTGCCAAAAAATACAAAAAAAGAAATGCAGTTTTTAGACGACACTCAAATTTTTACATTTTTAAATGAAATAGAGGGCCACCAACTTGAAACTCTTTTTGTTGTGACATTATTTACTGGTATGCGCTTAGGAGAAGTTTTGGGGCTAACGTGGAATTGTATAAATTTTTCGGATGGGCGTATAAATATTAGTAAACAGTTACAAAAACCTATTGAAAAAGGCGCTAATTATAAGCTGATTTTGCCGAAAAGTGGCAAATCAAGGTGGGTAACAATGGCTCCTTATGTTATAAAAAAACTTAGTGTTTTGGGAATCAGACAAGAGGGTTTTGTGTTTACAGACAAAAACGGCAAACACTTCACGCCTGTTACTGTACAACGAAATTTTAAAAAAATAGTTGAGAAAATTGGCTATTCCTCTATGCGCTTCCATGATTTACGCCATAGTTATGCCGTTTCTGCCATACAAGCTGGGGTAGACATAAAAACAATTGCGGAAAGCTTGGGACATCATTCTGTGGCGTTTACATTGGATACCTATGGGCATGTGACGGAACGAATGCAAAAAGAATCCGGGATCAAAATGGAAAAGTTTATACAGCGTGTTGTGAATTTCTGAAAGGTATGGGAATAATGCGATTAATTGATGCAGATGCCTTATTTTGTGCCTCGTTGTTTTGCGGTAGACATTACAAACTGTCAGATGCTGTTAAATCCGGGCATAAGGACAGTCACCACCGCGAATATAGTTATAGCACATTGATGATGTATGAAATTGCGGACGCGATAGACGATGCACCAACCATTGAAACGGGGAAGACAAACATGGCTGACAAGATAGCAATAAAAAAATTTTTGGAAAAAGCAAAAGATGCATACAACGAAATTGTAAAAATCGAACATGTAGGGAAGCATTTTCAAGATGTAGAAGTATCAAATACACAAGCGATTATATTGTTTGATGACTACAACGGTAGCAACAAATATGTATATAAACCTAACGCCGATGACATTGCTTTTTTTATAAAATATTTTTCGGAAAAGCTAAACCAATTGTATAATGAATACGAAAACAAGGATCAAGGTGATACCGAATGGCAGGGAAACCAGGGAAAATATTAACAATTTGTTGGGAATGCGCAAATGCTCACGCGTTGGGCTGCGACTGGCACAGATATTTTAGGCCAGTAGATGGATGGACAGCAATATACGCCCCAATAAATGTTACATTGGGATATGGGGCGCATATTAAACATTATTCTATCGAATCTTTTACAGTGCAAAATTGTCCAGAATTCGAATATGGACGCGCAAAACGATTGGCCGACCAAACTTCATAAACAAATGCCCTGGGGTGCAACCTGGGGCTTTTTTTATTCATTTTACGGTTAACCTATATTAAAATCAATCAAACCGCCCTTGTAGTCAAATTCAAAGTATTGGTGTAAATCTTTGCTACTGCGGAGCAGGTGATGACCTTCCCAATCAGCAAGTTTGAAATTTTCATATACCCAACGCGCCCGCATAGACTCGTTTTGTACTTCCTCTAGTGCGCATAACAAATGTTTATATGTGGATATATCTATCGCCCTCATCATATGAATGGCCTCGTTTAGTGCATCAATCAAATGTGCCTCGCGCTGCATCCATACAACAAAATGCTGTTGAAAATCAGTCAAAGAATCAATTGTAAATTCATTATCGCCCTTGACATGTTCCCAATTGGTGACGGGCGAATACCATAAATTATCCTGAAATAATTTCATCAAATTAATATGACAATTAGCGTCTGATAACGCCTCGGCCTCATGCCAGCGTCCCATGCCTCGTATGCGAAATCTGCGGCATTCATTGGCAGCGCGTCCATGCCACATATATCCACATATCAAATATGTGTGTATTCTATCTAAAATCGGAGCAATTTCTGCTATGGAAGCCTTCCAATTTTCTTTGGTCATAGCACGTGGGCCAGCATGTTCGCCAACGTGTTCCATATCCTCCATCATTGGCGCAGTGGCCTCATGACCATATGCACTTTTGCCGTGTTTGCCCTCGACATTTAACTCATCCATTTTTGTTTTTCAACTCCTCGAATATTTGTTCTAATATTTGTGTTTGATGGTTAGCAGTTTGCAGGCGTTGCTGGCTGATATTCAAAATTTGTATATTAACATCCAAATTCATGACGGTAGCAACCAGCGTTGCCCACGCAATATTATCTTTACTATTTGGATTTGTCATCCACTTTTAAAGAAACTTTGGCCGTAAGCGGTGCGATTGCGCCCCCCGCCCCCGGGTCAGTGGATAATGCAGCAGCGCCGTTATAGATAAAATCTGCCAAACCTTCCCAAACCGTAAATACCGGGGCTGCACCCGTTGGTAACGTATCAGAACCGTATGTCAGGCGATAACGTGCCGGGCGTAAATGACACGGATGTTCATGTACCACCCTTGCACCTCGCAATTGGCCAGCTCTAACTATATTTCCAAATCTGTCAATTAATGGAACATTTATTAATGACCCAAGTTGTTGAATAAATACCTGCTCTGTGCCGACTACCTCCGGCAAAAATTGGCCAATCCATAATGTATAAAATTGGCGATTAACCGGGGTAAAATCCTGTACGGTAATAAATAACGATGTACCTGGTACGACCGTTATATCTAAATCTTTTAAAAATCGTAAATCGGGGATGCTCATTTTAAGTCCACCTTTCAAAAATTTGAAAAGTCAGGCTTGGGGGCGGCAGACACCCACGCCCCAAACCAGCAACTTTTATTTTATTCCATTTTAACCATTATTAAAGCAACCGTGGTGCTGTTGCGCTAAATGCGGGGGGGCTACCACGCGTACAGGTGCTATAAAATTCTCGTATGGATTGGATGCCGCATACGAGGGAACCGGGCGTGGCGGTTGAAGATTGCTGGTAATTGTATTAACAATTTCAGCAGTATTGATCCGACCGTTTAGCCTTGCATTTTCAGCGTATACCTCTTTCAATTCGTTGGCGGTCAACCAGTCGATTTGTCGTTGGGATGCAGCGTTAACAGCCTGGACGATTGCATTTGTATTGCGTTCGCCATTAAAGTTAACGGAACAAAAACCCTCGGACATATTGAAACGTAGTTGATCGATGTTACTGTTTGTTTTGCCGTTTTGTTATCGTAGTGGCTCTTTATCCACTACTTCTTATGGTTTCCCATAAGTCCAGACTATATCTTCACCCTAAATTTAGGGGCTGGGCGCTCGTGTCGCTATTATTGGTGTTCGTCCGCAAGCATTAGTCGTTGAACCTTTTAGGCTACTTTTATCGAATTCACCTAACTTGGCTGCTGGTTGACATATATACATTTAAAACCTTTACAAAGCCGATTGTTTTTTATGTTTCTAATTATAGTTTCTGGAGCGCATTCAATAAATTTTGCAGCACTTCTTACAGAATCAAATATTTTTCCATCAACTATAACTTGTTTTGAATTAGTTGTTTTGAGTTTTACATCTTTAGCATTGCGCGGGGTATCTGCATAATAACATGCTTTCCCCTTGGAGTTGTAGCCCCGTTTTAACCACGTTAATATGGTATTAGTACTAACATTAATTATCGCTGCTGCATCTATTTGGCTCGCATAATATTTATTATCTAACACAATGGCGCGTTTATGCTCTGCACCTGATTTTGCAGCAATTACCGGGTCTTTCATTGGATTGCATATTGACATACGTTTTCTTTGTTCGGCGTGTTTCATTCCATTATTTTCGGATGCCTTTTTACGTCTTTCGTCATTCCAAATATAACTACAACCGCCGAAACCACCCCTATGATTATTACAAACACACTGTCCAATGTTTTTCAATTCATGCACACGCTTTGCTTCTTTTTCAAATGCATCTAGCTCATTGTCAAAATACTCTATGATTCTAACATCACAGTCAAAACGGTTAAGAAACTCATTTAACAACTTATTTTTCTTTTTGGCTTTATATCGTTTTTTTGAACCCTTCCCAACATAGATTATTTCGCCCGAATCTTTTATAAAACACTCATACACATAAAACATAAAGCCTCCTAAATGTCATATTTTACATGTATTGTACAGCAAATAATCTATGCCGTCAAAGTAATGTATATTTAGTTTTCCAGCAATTCACCCAGTACATTAATCGGCGTATTACTACGCCGCCTGCCTACAAGTTAAGCAGCACTCCAAATTGGCAATTTGTGCATCTTTCGCAGTCAAAAGGTTCTGCACTCCAAGCTGTCCAACTTCACGCGCAAGACCTCTAAAGCCGCTGTCCATGTCGTTTCGCAATTGACCAATTTGGCCGCGTGACTCAACCGCGCCAATTTCACCGGCCAATTGGTTAAAACGAATGTTGTTATTGTCATTCATCATTAACTGCATACGTTCGATGTCACCAACGCCGCCATTGTCACCATGACCAAAAAATCCGCCGCGTCCGCCTAACAATGCGATAACCAATAACATTCCTAGCCATCCGTCATTGTGGCTACCAAAACCGCCGCCGCCGGACGATACAAATTCCGTATTACCTAACATTCCACCCATTAAAATTCCTCCTTCTTCTAGGGATACAGGGTTAAAAAATTACTATGTGAATCGCTTTGGTTGGCTAATTAACATTAACAACTAACCTTCAAGGATCAAGATCGGGCAAGGATCAAGATCAAGGTTGGTTGTTTAACATTAGCAACTAACCGAATAAGCGCTAAACACCAATTTGTTGTCGATATTGCGCCAAGGGCATACCGTACATGTTTTGTGATAAATTTTCAGCCAATTCCATTATCTGCTGATTATTCTTGCCCTGTGTCATTTGCATTGCCTTCGCTATTGTTGGGTCTTGCATAGATAATTGCTGTAGAAGTGCCTGGGGATTGTTCGTCTGTCGAAGTGAATTTATCAGTTGCATTATTTCCATTGTCTCTAATCTCCTTGCAAAATTGTTCTAATGTAGTAATTCGATTTATGAGTGCTTCAATTTTATTCAAGTCGGTTCGATGTATTGCGACCGTGTCCGGCGGTGTCGTATTTTCAGACTGTTCTGTCGGTTGTGTAGTCGGTTGCACATTTTCAAGAATATAAGTTTGAAAAACGGGCAAACCGTCATTATTTATTTTCTTTTTATAAATTTTTTCAGCGCTAGGGTCGTCAAATATAAATGTGTTAAATGCATCAATTCGCATTCCCTTCGCCTCATCTATATTTGTCACCGGATAGGCGAATATTTGCCCCATAGGTGTTTGCTGTCGTTGTTGTGGTTGCTGTGGTTGTATTTGCTGTTGGACTGGCATTTGATAATTTTGCTGTGTAAACGGTTGGCCGTATTGATCACGAACAGACCGCCAATATTCTGCTTGCGCGGAATAGGGATCTATCGGTTGCGCCTGTGGTTGGTAATATTGGCCTTGTGATTGAAAATACGGAGCCTGGTAGTATTGGCCTTGCGGCGATATAGCTTGGTAATTAGACATTGGAACTCCTTTTATTTAATGTAGCGGTAGGGTTTCTTTGCCCTTGCCTTTGCGTATGGGGTTAAGTTTACGTAATGCAGCGGCTGCAACAGGTTCATTATGTTGTTGTTTGGCACGTTTATAGGCCGCCATCAAACCACGTTCGGATGCCACCCACCGTCCACCGCGTTTTGTTTTATATGGATATTTGCGCTGTGACGGTACTAAAAATGCAGAACGCGGCATATTTCGGCGGGCTTTTGATCCTATACCCGGGGGGTGCCATCCACGGCGTTTAGCCATAATTATTCCCCCCTGCCCGGACGACCCTCATGCATTCCGCGATTCATGTTTAACGTGTTCGCTATCATTTCTCGCATAGTTAAATTGCGCTCCATTTGGCCTAATATTGTGTCCCATTGGCGTAACATTGACTCGGGGGTTCCTTTAATTTCTAAACTGTTTAACCAATTTTCATGTTGCTGGAGTAAACCATTTATTTTATGCACACAATCACCTCCTGCTTTGGATTATAGAATGCAGAGCCTTTTTTATAATTTTTAATTTGATTTAAAACACACATAAAAAAAAGCACATCCCATTAAGGATGTGCTTCGAAGTCCGTTTTAGCCTGTTTTAAAAATTTTCGTGTTGTAGATTCAGACCACGGAGCCATTGCAATGTTAATTTGCGCCCAATTTGCTGCATCGCAGTAATATAATTTTAATATTCTAATTTGTTTTGATGTCATGCCCTTCGATTCCGCTACTTTTTTCATTTGCGCATAGTCGCAGTGTTTTTGTAATGTAAATGTATGCCATTTTGCTATGGTTTCATTAACAATTGCTAATCGCGCCTCTAATTCGTTGTAATTGTTAAAATGCAATGCAATTCGAAACGACCCATAGACCAAAAACAGAGCAAGTAAAACGGGTATAAATGGGGTATAGTGGATAGACGGTACTAGCCTTGCCGCCACAAAAAAAATAACACCACTCGCAAGCGTACACCATTTAAAATGCATTCTATATCGGACAGTATAGCCGTATGCAGCATAGGCAATTGAAATAATTAACGCTTCCCAAAATACGTTGCTGATAATTTTAATTACAACCAATATGACAATCCATGACAACATTTGTAGACTAATCCAAACAATTGCCGCAATCGCACGTTCCCAACCGACTAAATTTTGAATTTCCTGAAAACTTTTACTATCGACATAACTGCATGACTCAACCGTTCCGAGGTCGGAAAAAGCGGTTTCCATGGCGTTCTTGGATGTGTTGCCTCTTTCATTTATAATCCACTCCTTTCCATATAAAATTATTAAGATGACAATAGAATTAATTGAAAGTACCAACATTTGATACAAAGTTATTTGATCATTTAGACCCGCAAAAAAAATATTAGTCTTTATCCAATTAATCGCGATTGTGAATCCGCAATATATTACTACTGCTGAAAGTATGCGTTTAATTCTACCTTTCCAACTACCCAAATAAATAGTTATAACAACCCAATATAAAACAGGTAATACAATTACAGTTAATATACTAATGTTGAAATAGAAAGAACTAATCGCAAAAATTAAAATGTATGGAGATACCCACAATATTAATGATTTACTAAATTTATTCCAAAATATTCCCGCTAACATGTAGAATTTTACCATAAACAAACTAGTTGTTATCAATATATCTATGTTATAAGGAATATAAATGTCACCTAAAATTAAAAACCCTCTATAGCCCAAAAGGACTGTTATATACATGATTAACAATATAGTACCTATTAACACTAAAGTTGTATGATATAATTTGGTTACTACAATCATGTTTTATGTTTCCTCACTTTTGTTGCTAAATTTTCTATGCAATAATTTATCTATATCTAGTCTATTTTTATCAATGTGCTTGAAAGCAGCAGACAAATTATTCTCTACAATGCTCATTCGGTTCATTAATTCCTGGTTAATGGTTTCCAAACCTCGGATTAATTTCACATCTGTAGAAATCATTTCTAACTTCATATCTATGGTTGTACGCCATCTTTCTTCTAATTTGATGTTGTCACTTAATTTTTTAAAATTAAAATAAGTGGCAAACAACACGCCAATAGCCGTTAATAATGATAATATTGCACTGGGCCCAATTTCGCCAATATACATCATTTGTCCGCCCCCGCCTTGCAATTTTCTTTATCAACAGAACTTTCTGAAAAAATATAGGCAATTAACGCACCAACGCTAGTAATAACCAGGGTGACTTGTGCAACAACCTCTTGCCCGATGTTAAATAAAAATAAAAGAGGGGTCAAAAATGCCACGATAGCACACCAAAATTTTCGACTTGTTAACTTGCGTCTTAAATCCACGCTACTCCCTCTTTCCCTCTAAGTACCTAATCATATTCCACATCATGGCCGCTACGCGTTCCGTGGGCATTGGTTGCCCAAACCCGCCCAAAATGCCGGGGGCGCTACCATTAATAATGCCCCGTGTGTGAAGCTCGCGCAAAGATTCAGTAGACCAATGGTCACGCGGCACATCAATAAATGGATGTTCCGGTGTGGGTTGCAAAGCTGTACGCATTGGAATATTATACCAACTTAAAATTGTTCCTGCCAGTGTTTCTGCAACCTCACGGCGCATATTGCGTAATACATTAACATCTGGGTTTTGTGGTGGACTGTCTATGAAAGCAATTTCTGGCAAAACTGCCAACATATTACTGTTACGCAAAACGCCGACAAATGGGTGTCGGGTTTCAGTTTCCAACATGACGCCATTCGCACGGCGCAAGCGCATACCAAATCGCTGTCCAATGTCAAACGACATTTGCTCTGCGAGTCTACGGTTAGAGGCTAAATCGCGTCTTGGATTATTTGGTGAGGCTGTCGGTATTAGCGTTTCTACACCTGTACCACTACCAGCGTTCACATGAATCGATACAAGCATATCCGCGCCCCATTGGTTTGCAATCTGCCAGCGCTGTTGTGGTGATATATTGCTCTCGCGGGACATGCGCGTGTCGAGTCCACTAGCTTTTAAAATTTCATTGAGATATAATCCTATTTCTAAAACTATATCCGCTTCACGCATTCCGTTAGCAACCGCGCCGGGGTCATGTCCGCCATGTCCCGGGTCTATAAATATTTTACGCAATTGATTACCTCCCTGCATTTTCTAAATCACTTACACGCCTAGCCAACAATTGTATTTTTTTGAGTAATATTGGTATCATGCGGGTATCAGCGAAATATTGTTTATTTAAAATAATATCATCTACAGATATTTCGGCATTCATGACGTAATCTAATATTTCTTCCATCGTATGAGGTTTTTCGGGGTCGGTTATCCAGTATATGCCGTCTTTGGGCATTTCTGCCATTGGTAAATTTGGATCGGGAGATATTACAGGAAGTCCAGGGTGGTCTTTGCCCTCCACCCACTGTATGCCATCCCAGCGAGGTTGATACCAATTAACATTTGTTGGTATCGGTGTGGTTATTTCATTTGGCAATGGTTTATATGATGAATCTTTATAGCAATATTTTTCCGAATCCCAAATCACAAAACCATTGTCATCAATGGGAATTACCTGAATTTCTATTCCTGTATGTTCGGGCATTTGTTCATCCATTTATTATTCTCCTTCGCCTTTTAAAGTTCTGCCAGAAATGCAACCTGTATGCTAATATTTTGCAAGTTTGCTGCAAGTTGTTGATTTTGCATAGATACGTGTACAAAACCTGAACTCATAATATTCATATTAACAGCCATGTTTGGGGATGACCATGTAGTAGTGCCAAAAGTTATCGCTCTTCCCGGCCTGAATCCGGCAGGTAATGAAAACATTGCACTATTACTATCAGTAACTGTTGGACCACGAGACACATAACCCTCTACCAAAACAATACCAGAAGATGTTTTTCTAAATCTTGGAGCCATAGTTGAATGTGCTACCCAACCATTTTGCATTATTACGTTTGTCCACACAAGTGCATTAACGGATTGCCATTGGCCGCCTGATAATGGTGGTTCTGTCGCTTGCGCTGTAAATTCCAATCCAGGCATTCCGCGAAACCCAAAACCACCGCTATTATTGGCAAATAGTATACTTCTGTTCGATATTGCACCGGCTGCATCTACCAACAAATGTCCCGCGCCATCTATACCCACGCGGGTAACAGCGCCAATCCCATTCCACCACCTACCCAAATGTGCAAGTGTTAGAGTTAAAGCGTTTCGCATACCTGAAATAACACTTAGGCTGTTGTCATTTCCAATCACAGTAATCATAAATGTTTCCCAACTGTTTAATGGCCTGGTTGAACGAAAAAAGCGCGTTGCCAAATTTTGGTTCGTGAATCGCACTTCATCGCGATTTACTGCGGCAAGTATATTATTCCATGTGGCCAAAAGAATTTGTCCCTGTTGTATCGTATTGATTCCCGTTCCGCCACTTGCAAATGCAAGTATTCCATCGTTTATTTGGTTTGCATTATGTCTATGATTATCAATTAAAATATTATTATTTCGTACATTGGCCTGTAAATCGTTAAGGTCATTCGAAGTCATATACCGCGCAATAGGCGTATTTTCAGGCCAATAACGCGCTATGCCTTCCACGCCTCTTTTTATGTTTTGTAAATTTGTTCCGTCTATATTTTCGAATATAATTGTTTCAAAGTCGTCATTGCCGTCTATTTCTGGATTGGGGCCAAGTGTTGCATAATTTGCACCCTCATAATTTTCTGCGATGAGCGCATTAGGATTTTCCACGCTTATCACATCATATTCCGCGTCTGATATTTCAGACATTGTATATGTGGGTGGGCTTTGAGCAATCGCCGGGTACATGGATTTTAGGTCTATGATGGTTATCTCCTTTTTATTATTGAGTCTTTGCCTGTTGCAAAACATTGAAGAAAATATCTGATATATCTAGTGTTGTATTTGATAAGTCTATTTTTACTGTTGTTGTATCTTTTACAGCTATTCTTATATTAGTTATAAATTGTCTGGCAAGTTGATCGTTATTTTCATCTCTAATCTCGACTATATTACCCAAATTAAATGTTCCATTTAAAACATGTTGATGCAACAAAGCAGAACTTAAAATTTCCGGTTGAGATGTTCGCGAAAGTATGGTTTGAGCAAAATTGTTAAGAAATGCAATGCGGTTTGCTGAAAGTCCCGGAGTACCACTTTCTTCAATTTTTTTGTCGTTAATTGCTATTAATGTTCTTCGTCCAAATTGTTCAAGATTATCTTGTGAAGCTCTAACCGCCCACGTATCAGCTATATCGGGTGTTATGCTCATTAATCCCGGTCTTAAATTCGACCTGTAACCTCTCCACTCTCTAATGTTTTCGGGCATACGTTCTCCTAATGGTATTACTTGATTAATAATATTTTCGATTGATTTTTCTTCAATAAATTCAATTACATCTTTTCCCAAATAATAAACATTATTTGTTCTTGTTGAATCATTTAAAATTAAAGGAGAAATATAAGCACTATTAGAAAGAGAATTTGCCCCAATTACATATCTAATTATAAAATCCCTAGTTACAAAACGTAGCGCCTGCTGTATTGCCTGTAATACATTTGAATTGTTTAATTGCATTTCAACACCTGGCGAAAATCCAAAAGCATTACTATCAGTTATAATTTGCCAACGACCGCCTTTTAGAATACTAATAGGGGGACTACAAAACTCTAAGATTAGAGCTATAAGCATTGGTAAATCTCGTATGGCACCCGTCAACCACACCGGAACACTTGTAAACGATGAAACTAGCGGGAATGCAATATCTGTATTTATAACTATTTGACCCAAAAATCTAATGTTATACATAATAGAACGACTTAAATCAGCCCAAGGGTGTTCACAGGTAAAATGTATTATTTTATTTTTGCCAAATATTTTTTTGTATGAAGATATTCTATAAATTTCACCAACAAAATTGTTTATAATAAGCCTAACAAAGTTGCCCAACAAACAGAATTCAATTTTACTATCCGAAAGCGCAATAGAAAAAGAAAACGTATATAATTTATTTATTTTTTGGTTTTCCGTAATGTCAAATGCGGTATTAATTTCTGCTTGTTTTATGCGTTGTGAGTCAAATACTTCTAGTATAGCCATTATAAATACCTTTCATTATATTCTAGCCGACAAGAAACATCACTAGAACCACTTACTATAATAGAATCGGTATCAGGCCCGATTATTGGCCATGATTCTGTTGTTGGCAAAAATGTTGATGCAAATAACAAATGTGGGGGCATACCTGGAAATCTTGACATTGTTTCTCTTTTTTCGCTATCTATAATTAAAACATTTCTCGGCGGGAATTGTCCATTGAACACCACAGAAAATGTATTTAATGCTCCAACACGTGCCTCAACATCTAAATATGTTCGCGAATTTATTTCTGGTATAGGTATAGTTGCTCTTATTATGCCTTCATCTTGGTGAAGGTTGTTTTCTGATACTTCTTTGGTGTAATAAGAATATAATCTTAATATATTATCTTTAGCAGGTGATAAAAGTTTTGATTCACCCACGGTATTTAAGTCTGAATGAACACGCAAATTTGAAATAGCATATAAATGTGACTTAGATTTTGCTTTGTGTTCCGCAATCGCAAACCCTTGTACTATGGCAGATAATTCTGTTATAGATAAAATATCTAAGCGGTCTACATAATACGATATTTGTACATCTCTACGACCAAACGGTATCCTACCAAACATTAACATTATATAAACCTCATTTTGTATCCGCCCGGTGGTATCCTTGGGTTGATTTGTTGATTTAGTAACCTGCTAATGCCTCTTGGTGCAACATCGACAATAGTAGTACCAGAATATAATGCAGTATGTGACCAAATGCCCCAATTGCCTTGCGGGAACCTGAAATCGACCAAGGCTATATTAGCAATTTCTGTACCGGGTGGGTCACCCCAAGGAGTTGCTCCCAATCTATCCGACATTGTAATATTTTGCTTAAAATATCCACCGCCGGACAATTCTGTTCCGTTTATTCGTGGATCGCCATCAAATAACCCAACTTGTAAATTGCCCCGTGATGGAAGTGCTTGCCCTCGGATGTGGTTTAATATATCGTCCATTATAGTCATGCCAAAAGTGCCACTCACTCTTAACGCTATATCACCCGCCAATAAAGTCGGTGAATCATTTATTTGCAAAATTAGGGGGTTAATAAATTCACCGGTAACTAGCATGTCACCACTCCCCAACGCCTGACTAGTCATAATACCAAAAAAACGTATTTCAAACGTATCTAAATTCCCCATCAAAGCCGATGTAATCCTTGGAAAGGTCATAGTGTTATTTAACATTGTCCTTTCCAAACTGTCGGGGATTCCAGTAGGAAGTTGAAAAAGGGCTGGTTGTCTCACATATGAACCATAATTTACCTCGCTGGATTGATCGCCTTCAAGTCCGGGGTTACGCGTGAAAAGACCAAGCCACAAGACTTGTGCAGGGCTTGCAATACCAACGATTGCATTCATAACCCTAATAGACAATGCAGTAGTTGCAACCACCTTTATGCTACCTCCTCACCGAATATATGCGTATATCAAACCTTGTTATTGTAGTATTACCGTTATTTATAATGGTTAAAACGGGTGGTGTATTTTGTGTTCCCTTATAATCTAAATTTCTAAATATTTCGCCGCCTACCCATGAATGACTTTTACGTTCGCTTAGAGCGAAAGGAAAACAGCGCAAAGGCAAAATTGCTTCTCGTTCTACCTGCCGTTGGAATTCTGTAACTGTTGGGGACTCGTACATTTCCGCATCATAATATATACCCGGCTCATCCCAAAAATAAATCCTGAATTGTCCCGCAAATTCTGAGATTATTTGCCGCCATTCTACTGTGGAAACTTTACGCTCCAACACCATTTGTACCTGTATTTGCCTATCGTCATAATAGCGTTCGCCTCTAGGTTCCGGATCAACAGACCCCGACACGCGAGGAATTTTTATAGTACGTTCCCGTTTCGGTGGTGCTACTACATCATATTTTATACATTTAATTCCAAATCTTGTTCGGTAGTTGTTGATTGGGGCGTTTATGCTAAAACTATCCTTTGGAATTCGCGGGTCAAGATCAAGATCAATAAGCATGTACTACTACCCCCTTGCTTCGCAAATCGCGTATAGTGTCTTGTGCGATTTGCCTTCCAATATACTCAATGTCGTAATTTTCCGGGTTACCTTCATAATGAATGTGCAAAACTAGTTTGTCAAAAGTTGTTCCGCTAGGTTTTTGCTGTTGTTCCTGTGTGATTTTTTGTGCTGCGACAAACGGCTCGGGTATTTTTAAGTAAAATTTGTCGAGGTCTTGTAGGGCTTTTTTGGAATCTACTAAATTTTTATACATATTTTCCATATTAGGATATTCAAGTGCAGTCATGTAGTCAGTAATCTGTTCGACTGCATATTCTACCGCCTTAGCGCCTTTGTCAATCCCGCCCGCGATACCTTTCGAAAACATATCACCGATATATATACCGACCCGCGATGGAGAACGAATCTTCAAAGCTCGCATTGCTGCCAATGCTGCACTATTCGCTGCTGCCTCCATGGCCGATCTAATCCCCCATGCTCCGCGATCAACGCCATCAGCAACACCCCGTGCCAGTTGTGAACCCGTATCCTGTGCCTGAAATTGAGCGTTTCGCATTGAATCCTTGAATTGTCGCGTCACCGAATCGGCTGCATTGCGCATTTGCGGCGATCCCTGGTTAACGCCCTGGGCTACATTTGATACCAATTGTTGTCCCTGTTGTGGCATTTGTTGCGATCCTGATTGACCCACAGCATTGGCGTATGTGTTAACGGTTTCCCTGCCTGCTGCTTGCACGTTGGTTTGTTCACTTCGAATGCCTTCTTGTATACCCCGGGATAGATTGCGCCCACCTGCTTGAAATTCTTGTTGCCCCAATCGGTCAAGATCACCCGCAAGCTCTCTTAGTCTCTCATTTGTGTCTTGTCTTAATCCGACAAGCTCTTCGCCCGCTACTCTTCTAGCAGTGGCGTGTTGCTCCTGGTAGAGATGGCTCAACCTTTCCAATTCTTCACGCGATGAGTTATTTAATTCACGTAGATAGTTTACTGATTCCGGCCCCATTTGCCGCATATGTTCAACCAAACCCTCGTACAAACCTTTTTGCGCTAATCTGTCAATTTCGTTGGCCCAGTCGTTCATATTATCGATTTGATCTTGCAAATTGTTCGCCCAAATAGTTGCCTGCGATTGGGTAGACCGTTCCATTGCTGTTGTTAATTCTGTGTGTGAATTAGCCACATCGCGATGGGCTGCTTGCAACCGTTCATTTATTTCAGTGTAATCCTCCCCCGCAACTTGTGCCGCAATCATTTCTGCTACAACGTCTGACAATGCTGCTCGGTTCCGGTCATATACCTCGGTTAATCTTTCAACCTCTTGCCGGTTGCGATCAACCCCTGTTTCTTGCAACGACAATTCACGCTGCATATTAAATGTGCGGGAAAGTGCTTGTGTCCGGTTTTCGACTGCCTGTGTATATTCGTTTTCTGCCTGTCGCATTTGGGCCATTACATCTCGTTGTTTTTTATGAATTTCATCCAATAGGGCGGCCTGTCTATCCCTCAACCGTGTTTCAATTTTAATACGCTCATCTGAATTTTTGAGGTAATGTCTAGCCAAATTCTCTAACAAAAAAATTTCTTCTGATTTAGAGAGTTTTGTAGACTCCAACATTTTTTCTAAATATTCTTTATTGTTAGAAAAGTCATTTTGCCTTATTTCCATCCTAAACAACGAATTTTGGCGATCAATTTCTTTTTGTCGTTGTGCTTGATCATCATAGGCATTAAGGAAATTGCCCCACTTATCGATTTCATCCTTTATCAAAATTTCTGTCGCGTTTGCGTAATCGTCCACCCATTCGGATGCAGCATCTTTTATCCCGTCCGACATTCTTTGTGCCGCGCCAACGGCGGCCCCGCGAAGTGCATCAATGCCGACAACAACACCATCAACAATGTTATTGCCTATACGTTCCATGATTCGCGATGGTGAATGTATTTGCATGGATGTTCTGACAGTATTTTCCACGGTAGCACTAATTTCGGCTGCTATCCGCCGGACATCCGCCATTTTTGCGTTCATACCGTTAATTAATCCTTGCATTATTTGGCGGCCCGTAGCTTCCAAGGATAGACCTTCCAGTGTTGTCGTTATGGATTCGATTATTTCTTTTGCAACAGTGCGCGATTTAGTTTTACCTGGTTCTAACCCCTGCACAAGCCCCTCGGCAAGAAACTCGCCAATAGTCTTTGTTCGTTTAGATGGAGAACGTATTAGCCCGGCGGACTCCATTCCCTCCGCAATTTCATCAACTGCACCCTCGCCCGATTGTCGCAAATCACCATACGTACTTTCCAGGCCCTCAACCGCGCCATCACCAAAAGCCATACCAATACTGGCTGGATCATTGGTTTTAACAGCATCTTTGGCGGCATCAAACGCTTGGACAACGGCCTCTACCATAGAATTTTCCATGGCCGCATTTTGTTGTATCGCCTGTGCAGCCAACTCCATAGCGTCATCCATTGTATCGCCTAGTGCTGAAAATTCACTGGCTACTGCCTGGACTGTGTTAGCGGAAATATCTTTAAAAATTTGATCCATTTCCTCGAGCATTCCGCCGCCATCGTTGACAAAATCTTGTATAATTGGTAATCCTTGGAGTCCCATGCCGCGAAGCTCATTGACAACCTCGTCACTAACGTCTAATTCTGCTGCTAACTTTTCAATTCGCTGCATATACATTCCAAACAAGTCCCACTCTTGTCTGCTGTTTTCTAATCCGGCGTTAACTTTTCGCAAGTCGTTAAGCAATGAAGTTGCACTTGCCTCGGAATCTTGGGATGCTTGTTTGAACGTGTCACTGACAACCTTCGCGTATTGATTTAGCACACCCTCCAACGCTTGGATGGCCGCCTGTTGGTTGGCCAAAGTTTGGATTAATTCGTTTTGTTCTTGCCTCAAACGGCCAACAACACCCATTTGTTCGTCAATGCGTTGTGTTAATCCATCTTGGGAACGGGTATTATTGCCCAGCATATCATTATATCGTGCCAATGTTGCCTCGGCCTCTACAATCGCCTGGCTAAGCGCAATTTGATTCGCGTTGCGGTTTCTAATCCCTTGATCCTGTTGTTCGTTTAATTGGATCAAGCGTTGTTCTGTTTCTGCTACGCGCCCTGATATTTCGGTTCTTTCAGCCGATAGGCGGTTGCTTTCCTCCACCAACGTGTTTAAATATTCTATGGCTCGCGATGAATCAATGAATAATTGCATTGCTTGGGTGCTGCGGTTTAACGAATTTTCGGTCTCATCGAAAGCCAAATTAAGTCCCGGAATAGCCTGATTCAATTCATCAATGTAACGATTCATTCGCACAGTTTCGCCGACTGTCCGGTTCTGTTCGTTTGCTAATGATACAATTGTGTCAGTTAAATATTGGTTGCGTGCTGCCTGCTCATCAATCGCCCGAATGTTATCATTTACCGCATGGGATGCCTGTTCGACATTGCGTTCAAATTCTTGTTGTGCCTGTGCTGCTTCCCTGGAAATTGCCGCTAAATCCTCGTATCCCTCTGTTGCAGTCATGTTTCGTTTTATCAAATATCCTATCGCCACTACCAATGCTGTAACAGCCGCCGCCGCAAGAACAAAAGGATTTGCCAATAACACAGCTTTAAATTTAATAGCAGCTTTTTTGACCGCCATATAAGCAACTGAAAGACCGTGTAATACTGTGTTTAGAAGACCCACAGTAGCAACGCTTGTCTTCATAGTCGCAAAAAGTGCAGTAAAATATCCTATAAGTGGTGCAAGTTTAAACGCCTTTATTGTCGCATAGAGTGTTGTAAATGCGGTTTTCACTGCTGTTACGGTGGTTGTACTGGCATTTAATAACTGAAACGATGCAATAAATGCAGCCAAAGCCACAGTGACAGCACCCACCATAGGATGCAAATTACTAAACGCATCCGTAAAAAAAACTATGGCAGTAACAGCAATCGCAATTGGCCCAGCAATTTTGACGAAAAGTGCGGTTGTAGCCGTTAGTGCAGCTTTAGCTTTTCCCAACGCCATACTAAAAATTCCGGTTGTTTTACTCGCAGTCGTGAGTTTTCCGGTGAAAGTTGTAAGCGGCACGAAACTAGCAATAACTCCTTTTTTAAATAATGCCAACTTTGAAGATAATGCCACCATGCTAACTTTGTTCGCCATCATACCAATATTTAATGCGTTAAACATTGTTACGATTTTCGATACAACCTTTACTTTGATGAATTTCGCTGCCAATATAGCGACAACCGGATATAACAAATTTAGTGTATCCAATAAAAATACCGCAATATTAACTAACGCCTCAAATGCTAACAGCACAGCACCGCCAACAACAGAGGCAACCTGTGTAATCACGTTTAGAAATGTTGGTAGGTGTTCCCCTAATCCTAAGAAACCGCTTGCAAGTGATTTTACAAGTTGAATAATTGCATCAAATGCTTGTGGTAATGCCCCGCTTAGGATTCTGTTAATAGCTTCTATTGCGTTGGAAAAAATATCTAAAATTGTTATAAGAGCGCCTATCACAGTATTAAGTATTCCGCCCAATGTAACGCCTGAATCTAAACCCTTACTAAAATCCCATATTGCATTGATAATTGCGCCGCCGATTATTGATAACAAATTGCCAAACGCTGATACCAATGTCCCTATTACATTGGACAACGCCTTGAACAAATCGCCCAATAATCCAGCGTCAAACGATGTATTTCGGACTGCTTGTGTCATAAATCCAAGCGTTTCCCGCAACAGATTTAATTTGTTGATGGCTATCTCAATACCAGCAGTTATCAATGTAACAATAACCTCTAACAATTGGGATAAAAAACTGGGCGCATTTGAATCTGAAATGCCAATTAAGGCAGTAATAAAATTGCCTACAGCCGTTATCAAATTTGAAAATGCATCAAAAAGATTGCCGATAGCCCCTTGTAGTGGTTGCAAAGTGGCCATTGCACTACCAAAATCCATTGCGCGAATTAAGAACACTACAATGTCTATAACTCCTCGTAGCAATACAATCAAAGCATTAAATACTACCTCATTTATTGCACCGAATGCTAGAACAGCGCCATGTAATTCGCCATCCGAGCGCAACATCCTAGCTAAAACCCAAAGCCCCTCACCAATTGTATCCAACAATGCTACTTTCGCGCCCTCTTTAACATGCCATAAGGAAATGAACACATCCTGGAGCGCATGGCCGATTGAACCTAAAGACGTGCTAAACCCAAGCCCAGCAGTTTCTGCCATACCCCACGCTTGCCCCATCCCATCAAAAGCGTCTCCGGCCTCATACATTAATTTAATATTTTCTTGCCATGCATCCCGATTATTCTTCAATTCATCAAACACCGCACGGGCATACACAGTGCTAAATAAATCCTGTGCTAAATTAATACGTTCTTGTTCTGTAGCCACATCGTCAAGCGCGTCCATAGCCTCCAAAAGGACATCATTTAAAGGACGAACCGCTCCAGTAGAATCGAACATACTAATGCCTAATCTATCCATGGCGGCGGCTGCTGCATCCGAGGGGCCAGTTAACTGATTGAAAATTTGCTCTAATCCACGACCGGCTGCAACACCATATAAACCGCCTCTGTACAGTGTTGCTAATGTTCCACCCATGTATTCTATGGACTTGCCGGACGCGTTCATTGTTGGCGCTAGCGTTATTACGGCCTTTTGCAAATTGCCTAGCGACATGCCAGACGAGGCAACCACCTGACTAAAGGTGTCAATATAAGATTGTGACTTGGAAACATCCGCCCCAGTTTTCATTAACGCCAACCCTAAAAACTCTGTTGACTGTTTAAGTTCGAAACTTGTGGCGTTTGCCAATGTTTGCGCGTATGACATTAATTTGTAGGATTCTTCAACTGTTCGGCCTTGCGTGGCTACCTTTGTGAATGCGGTTGCTATCTCCGTTGCGGAATGTGTGCCTAATTGTGATAAATCACGAAAGCGATAGCCCAATTGTGCAATGGCCTCATCTGCCATCCCAGTTTGCGCCTGGATGGTTCCCATAGGCGCGTCAAAAGCATCACCCGTAGCGATAACCGCAACATTTAACGCCGCCCATGCAGCCGCAGCACCCGCTGCCCATGTCTTGATCTTGGTTCCAAGTTTGTTCATGGAAGTTTCTACATTTTGGGTATCCAATTCGGTTCCAATTATTACACTTCCATCTGCCTGCAACAAACTCACTCCTCAAAATATATTACGACATCAATGTTTCTATCAATTTCGACATTTGATCCATTTCCTCGGTGCTAAGCTTTAGCGGTATTTGCACAGCCTTTTGCGCCTTCATCATTCTAGCCCGGTCTTTGCCCTTAAAATCTTTCAAATCCATTGTACGCAATTCCATTTTACGCTGGAACGGCGTGTCTTTGGATAGATTCGAAAACATAATTAAAAATTTATACCAATGTAAATATTCAATTTCTACAAGGTCAATTTTATAATCATACAAAAAAGAAATGTATATTTCCTCGGCATCAAACTCAAAACAATATTTTTGTGACTTTTCTTTACGTAATTTTTCCTGATTATTCATGTATACAGAACGCATTGGGTCAGAGTATTCCTCTTTTGGTGGTGCAACAAACTCAACTAAAGCGGTTAGTGCCTCGTTTGCGTATTCGACCGGAATAACAGGATAAAACCACTCTAAAATTAACGAAAATTTACGGACATCATTAACGTCATTATCCTCATAAATTTTCAATATTTTTAAAATCGTTCGAAAGTCCGAGTTAATCGGTGTTTCTTGTCCGGCTATCAACACGCTTTTCGGGAATGTATTATCTACAGAACGCCACAACGTAAATGGCTGTCTAGGCATACTTAGTTTTTATATCTTTTTCGTATATGCGAATTATGGCTTCTGTTATCAGTCTAAACAACTCGATGGATTCGGCAAACGAGGGCGTTTGTCCTTGCGTTATTTTCTTTAACGCGCCCTCGCCTAAAATTTCATCTACACACAAAATCAAATTCGAAATAAAATCAATCACTATTTCGGCATCGTCTTGGACTTCACCGTTTTTAGAAATTTCCATATACCTATTTTTGATTTCTACAACTTTTGCGGCAACTTCAATATCATTTAATAAAACATCGTAAATTTCACCATTGACTTCGAGCGTCTTGCGCTTCCCCATCGTAAATGTTAATTTTTCCAAATGTATTACTCACCCCCGAACGGTGTGCCGACAACAAATAACCCGTTCTCCAACACAACTGTAGCAGCGCCCACCTCCACGGTAACAATTTCCACGCCTGCATCGGTTCGTGATGTTACGCCGGGATAAAATATTTTGGTTTCAATATTCATACAACCGGGTGTAAAATCGCCTACAACATTCAAATTTCCGGACATTTCAATAATTTGTGTTCCTTCGCCTGCTATGTCGGTAACCTCAATTGCTACCCTAAATTTACGAGCAGGATGCACATTTTGGATACCGGTCGGCATAAATACTTCAACCCGCACATATTCGGATTCTGCCTCTGCTGCCTGTCGCTGGTTTCGCCCAACCTCGTAAATTCGCGTTATTCCCTCTGTCGCGTTCGAAATCATCATATCAGCAGTAAACGGAAATTGTGCCTCATAACCTCGAATAATTGAGGATGTCGAACGGTCAGAAATGTATGCACGTTGTTCTGCTTGTGCGTTGGGGTTTTCATCCAATCCGGTGAAACCAGGGCCTAATAATACAAATCGCGGTGTAGAAAACGTACCTACATTCAAAAAATCGCCTAAATTATTTCTAATAATAGCACTTGTGCCTTGATCAGCCATCAACTTGCCTCCTCTCTATACTTTATCGTTGCATAAAAGCTATATTTTGCTAAGTTATTATCATACATTTGTGTTAATGTTGGCGCTGTTTCAGAAACTAACCTATAGTTACTACATTGTTCACCGAAATCAGGGAAACTGCCAGATTTTGCCTGTTGTTTTACCCATCTTTGCCAGGTACGAGTAAAAACCATATTAGAAATATTTTGATTGTCGTTTGTGTCTGACATCGGCAAAATTATTTGTAGCGCAAAAGCGTAGGATCGTTCTACTGTACCGTTAATGTATCGCCTAACAACTTCATCGCTAACAGGCGCAATACTACAGGAACCTTCGACCCCGCGTAAATAATCAAACAATAATGCCTCTCCGTGTTCCGGCGGGCGGGATACCCATTCCCACAATGCACCATCCCGATCAACGTCCAACTGTGTTCCTCCCTTGTATATATGCTTGCGTGTCGCTAACAAGTGCCTTACTCCGGCCAGCTTTATGCGCCGCCATGTCCCATTGTGCAGCGGCTAAATGGTGTTTTGCCTTGCTGAAATTTAATTGATGACCATAATAGATATATCTGGCATACGGCACATTGTGGTGTATATATCCTTTTGCGCCCTCGGAATGCACACTAACCGAATCGTTGTATAACGGCCCTTGATCTCGCGGAACAAAGGGGGTGTATAAACGTCTCCATGTTTCTGCCATAAAAAGAGCCGTTTTACCGTCTCGAAGTACGCGCCTGTTTATGATCGCGTCAATAGGCTCATTCCATTCTACACGAATTTCCATGTTTATACCCCCTCTACTCGAATGTGCTTTCCGAATAATGTTTGTGTACTATACTTGACGGTTTTCGCCTGCATTAACTGCGAGCCTATTTTTCGGCGCAATTCTGGCACTGTAACCGCATTTTCGCCGCGCCCAATCTCATAGTCGTGGGTTCCTAGCGCGATATAATCATCAACTTGGACGGTAAAATAGTTTTTGCGTTCATCATCGTCTAGCGCCTGCCAATTTTCCGGCATTTTAAAATTTTCCATGTAGGGTATCCTACAGACAATTGTCCCGAAAACATTGACAGACCTCATTTCATTGGAATTTGAAACGCTTCTATGAGTTTTTTGCGTAAATCGACATTTAACATTTATTTCCTGTCTATAATGATTGTTTTCGTATCGATTCCAGATAGTTATAAATGAATTGCCACCCAACATTATAACATCACCCGCCTAGAAAGTTGTTCTGCACTAAAATGAGCAAACAAAATACTCGACAGTCGATGATTTAACAATTCAATATATCCACCTTGCGCCAATCCCTCATAGGTTTCATGGTATCCTTCATTGATAAACGAGATAAGTGTTGCCCCAGACTCCCCAACCGCAGCCTCGGAACGAAAATATAAGTCAGCTAAAGTGCAAATACCATGTATATTTTGTTCCCGCAGATCAAATGCATCCTCAAATTCATCAATATTATAATCCGGGTAGTCCTCTTGTGTCGGTTCCGTTTGCGAGGCGAAACTCCATTTGACACGCCCCAGCGTTTTTTCTTGCGCAAAAAGTCCGGCACGTGTTATAAATGTCTTAAAACGGTCTACGGGTATAGCAGAATAGCCACGTGCCTCATACATTTCCCGCGACACATTAATTTTATAACTAACCATTCTGCCCGGGCATTGACGTGTTCCTTTTCGTTGCCGCTACAGGTTTTTCGTTGGTTTCAGGCTTAGGTACTGACTTTTGCCAACCCTGGCTTTGATACCATTCTAGCTGTTCTTGGGGTACATCATATTCCCGGTTGCCCTTCATAACTTTTACTGTGTCCATATAATGTCCTCCCTTATGATGCTGTCACATTGAATTTTAATCCGTCAACCTTATGTTGTAAAACAAACACATCCTCGTAAGAGCGCTCAAAATAAACAAATTTCCCGTCTGTGATGGCGGTAGGTTCCGAAATATTTACAAATTCATATTTAACCGGCGTAGCTACCGCGCTGTTATGGCCTAAAAACATATTGATTTGTCCGGCGTTTGCAGCAGGTCTAGCCCCGTTCGTAAAATTATATAATGTCCGCATTAAATTACTTGGAACCATTTCCAATCGCACGCTGTCAATGTCAGTAATCATTGTAGTGATTCTGGTTGCGCGGTTTCGTAACTCAATTGTACGGTCTATTGCATCTGCTTCCCGCAAAAGACGGCTAACCCGTGGCGTAACGTAAAGTACACGCCCGGTTGGTGGTACCCGCCCCTCGTCCATTTCCTCAACAAACTGCTGGAAAATGGAAAGTACGTTAGCAGCGGTTACCGCTTGTGTATTGGCTACGCCGCCCAATGCCAGCCAATCGGCATAACATTTTGATACTAAATATGCATCCATTTCTGGGAATTTCTGGGACTCATTAAAAGTTTGTGTAATATTTCTAATGGTTGCGGCCATGTTTGTTTCGTCAATGTCAATTGGGTCAATGAGCGACTTCCAAATTCTCTCAAAATTAAGCTCGTAAGACCTCCATGTAACATTATAGTTTCGCCTTGCGTCTGTAATTATGTCGCGGTCAGAATCTACGCGCCCGCTTGTTGCCACTGTCGGAATTCTGATAGTATTGCCGTGTGTCCACCTATACGTGCTGTTTGCCGGTGCATTTCGCAAATTCCAGAAATGCAATACATACGGGTATTCCTGTTCTAATGCTGCCTGGTATTGTATGGCGTATTCTAACGCCTGTCTATTAAATTCATTCAAAATTAAATGCCTCCAGTTTTAGGCATCCGCATTACCTCCACGGCCACGAATGCCCGCAAAATTAAATTTTATTCCGCCCGTCCCATTGTTTGCATCCGGTAATGTTCCCGTACCGGGGCCAGCCGCTCCCAATCCTTGTATAAATGAATTTTGGGGGGTGTCTGTCGCAAAAATATCGGTTCTATCTTTGCCGTCTGTGCCTTTGATTAATCCAGCAAAAATATCAGCTCTGTTTTTGCCCTCGTTGGCTTTGTCTAATAATGCATCATTTAGACGTTGGCGGAAAATTGTCTCTGTTTCAGGTGTAATAAATTTTTTGCCTAAATTATGCAGAAAGTCAGCAGTTTCTGAATCCCTTTGCATGTTCGCGGTTTTAATATTATGCTCTTTTTCTAATTCAGCCATCGCCGTTTTGTGAGCCTTGCCAGCCTCTTCGACAGCATTTTTTATTGCCTCGTCTAGGTTAGGCGCTTCCTTGATTATCTTGTCTAAATCTGATTTTTGATTCGTAAGTGTAATGATTTGCGCATTAAGACCTTCGATTATTACGTTAAGGTCTTTGTTTGCATGATTAACCGCCTTGGTCACGTCTTCCTCGGTCAACCCACCTTTTTTTGCCTGTTCTGCTTGAACGGTTTTACCATGTTCTGTCATTATTTTTTCGATGGCTGTATCGTCAATTCCTAAACCTTTCAAAAAATCTCTAGTCATAATTTTACCTTTCATCCGGCAACGCTATTTGGTAGAACAAGGTTGCGACCCTTGACCGGTTGCATGGTTAACGCTCCACACAAGCGAATTTTTAACTTCCCCCGACCCCTGTGTAACGGTGTGATCGCGTGGGAAGATTTACACTTTTGGAAAACTTTTTATAATTTTCAAACAATTGATTCAGTTTAATTTTTTCTAGTTTCTTAGCGTCCAAATCGCCAACGGCATCATAGGCATGAATGCGGTCTTGCGCCTTTCGTATCGTTGCCTCGTATTGGCGTTGGCGCTGTTCCGCTGTATATCTATTGAAAATTTTACCTTCGAATTCAAATTTTTTCTCATTTTTAGCGCGTAGAGCTGCCAACTCGTCCGCTGAATGTGCGGGCGTGGAAAGTCCGTAGAATATAGCAAATGAACGATGATAACAATTTGGTTCCTGCATTTGCGGTTTTATTTCTTGCCGCCATTTTTCCATTGGAAATTGTAAACCGCCCCAGTCATGGCTAGGTCTATAACCATCATGCCATGATATTTCCATCCCGGTAGCACCCAATTGTGCTGCTATCAATTCTGATTGTTGCAGGGAAAGAGTAGCTAGACCCCCAAGAATATTTCGCCTAACTGCTGTGTCAATCCGTTGTGTATAACCAGAATCCCATGTCAATTGTCTGATACCGCCATCCGCCATTTTTCGAATTGCGTTACGCATAGCGGTTGGGAAGTCCTCTTTGCCTAAATTAATTTTTAAAATGGCATCATCGATTATATTATAGTAGAAACTTGTGAGCGTTTGCACGTTTCCGGCACGGTCAACCATACCGATAGCGGTGCCTCCACTTATATTGCTAAATGACCCCCCGGTTACATTTGAGATTCGTTCAATCAATTGCTGTAGCGGTATATTATTTTGGAAGTCCGGGGGGTCTATACCGAATGTTTCCGAATGTTTTTTAACATAATTATATTCTTGTTTTGCTGCCCACTCCAAAACTCGCTGCAATTCGATTGAAGAGGCATTAATAGTTGACATTATTTCCTGCTCAATTGCGTCAATGTTTGTTCCAATTTTTCTGAATTCCAACAATTTATTTATGCTATAAGGCGTGGACTCACCAATCGCCTTGACATGTTCTAATATTCGCCGGATTATCCGATATTCAAGATTGCGAAAAATTTTTTGTAAAGAGTTAGGTAATTTTTTTATCTGTTCATCGGTCATCATTCGCCATCACCGCTAGGGGTGTTTATATCGGATTCGTTCCAGGTAATTTGTGTATTAGTGCCTCTCAGCATTTGCAGGCCAGTAGGCATCATCTTTAACGCTTCAACCTCTGTCAGACCATATTTTTTAGCCAAATAAATTTCTGGGCGTATGAGTCCCGCCGCTACGTCATCGGACATAGACTCCAATACTTCTTTCGGGTCTCGCAGCAACGAATCATCAAACGCCGTAACAACTTTTATGTGTTGCTTGCCCAAATAATAGGATAAGGCATTAACGGTTTGTTGTAACGCCCTATGTAATGCTGCCTGGTTACTGCTCACAGTCGAGTATGTGCGGTGTTTTGACTCTCGAACTTCTGTAGCCGTTCTATCGGTAATATCCGGCGCGGAAAAGGTGCCATGCATTAACCCAACATTATCTTCAACTAGCTGTTGATATTTATTTAACACTCGTAAAAAATCGGTAGAGCGTATTTCCGGGGAAAACACCTCAAAAAATGTAGTACCCTGTTTTGGGTCAACATCCATTTTAATATAAAAATCATCTGCTAAATGTGGTATGGTTTGACCTCTTTTAGACGTTCCCTCCAACGCCAACCTATCAACATACAAACGACCTTCTTTTATTTTAAACTCGCGGACAAGCGCCGATAACTGAATGTCGGCCAATTTTATTGTCGGAATAGCCTTGTCGAAAATGGAAACTCCGTGGGGTGATTTTGTGTCTATATTGTTTGATGTCGCGGGCTTAAAAAATCCAAACAAAGTATCGTGTACGTTAGTCAATTTTTGTTCAATCGCTATTCCACGCCATCGTGCAACACTATTCAATGCTTCTTGGGTATTCGAATGTCTGGTACCTAAATTGCCGGAAATATCAGCTATCCCATTCATTGTATAAACTTCATTTGTGATGTAGTAATTGCCAGTATCGCGTTCAAAAATATGATGTTCGACCCGACATAAATAATCAGAAACGTCAACAGGCTCGTAATCCTTAAAATAACATTCTAGGATTGTGCCATCTGTATCGAATGAAATTATTTCATATTCGCTAGGTTGCGCAAAATTTATTCTAATTTTACCGCCCGACAGATAGGGTTTGATTATAATTCCGCCCAACGCTAAACCATATTCAACCTGGTTTCTAATGTTTGATATAACCTCGCGTTCATAAATAGATTGTATGTCCGGGTCAGCTTCCGCAGCCGTCCGTAAATCAAGGGTCACCAAACGCGATACTTCACCGGAAACAATGCAAGCCAGATTTGTTGACCAAATTTTATCAGGGATTAGCCAGGGCGATTGATTCATATACATTTGTTTCCACAACATTTGTCGCCCATTCATGATTGGGTACGCCTGTTTTAATGGTTTTTTTCCTGAATTATTAAACAAATTTTTCGCCCCACTCACAATCCTAGTTATGAACGACATCCGCATCCCTGCCATCTATTAAATATCTCATATATCGCTCGAACGTGTATTCGAACGCATCCCCTGTATCTTGGTCATAGCTACCGTCATCCAATCGCTCGTCTGTGTGAGAATTTTCCTTATATCGTGCGGCACGGAAAAAGCCTTGGAGATCAAGGGTATCGTCAAGCATGTGGAATCTACGCTGTCCCATTAATGCAACTGTTGCGCGTATTCGGTCAACAATCGGATATTTTAGGGCATTACGAATAGAATAATTAGTGTTTTGGCGTAGCATATTAATTAAAATTTGTTCTGCACTATCGCAGTAGACCGCTCGTACCCTACCGAAATCAGCCGTTATCCCGTCCGCAAAATCAATAAACCATTCCAATACATCGTTTGGTGTAGTGCCTGTCGCTTTGTGCCTACGAGAGCGCAAGGCGACAAGGTCTTCATAATTTTCTGTTAGCGCTGTAGCAACAAATGCATGTGCAGAATTATTTTGCCCCCAGTCAACCCCAATATTTATATGTGCTATTCGTTTTTCCTTGATTGAGCCAGTTTTAGGATCAAGAAATTCTAATTTTCTTGATTCCTTGTTCCATTGAACATTATAATAATCGTCCTCGTTGTCACTAAACACCTGATATATTGACCCTTCTGCGACAATCCATTCACCCAATACAAATCGGCGATAAAATACAGGCGATCCTTTGAATTCCGCGATCAAATTTGATTTATATTCAGGATCAAGATTTGGATTATCGTCCATTGTAAAATGCCATATTTGCCGGTTAGTAATTTCCTTGGACGTTAATGGCCCGCAATAAAACCAGTGATAAGGTGTATCTGGATTGCAGTTGGCAAATACTTGCGCCCCTTTAACGCTTAGCCGTGCAAGAAGTTGATTCCAAACTAATTCCGGGTATGTGTTGGCCTCGTCGCAATACGCGCCTGCAAATGTCGCGCCCCTAAGTCTTTCTTCCGCTTCGACCGTAGAGGCACCTATGACCCAAACTCTACGGTCAAAAATGGTTAGCTCCCCACGCATTCGGTCAACCCATTTATAACTTTTCTTACCAACTATTTCTAACATGTCATTGAGGACATTCCGCCATATTGATCCCCTGTCTTTGCCCATTATCACTAAATCGCCAGGAGGCCCACTGGCGATATATATCAACCAGCGGACAGTACAATTGACGGTTTTAGACGAACGCACAGAACCATGTAAAATACACAGTCGGGCGGTGGAGTTTTCAATAAAATCTAATGCTTTGGGCGAAAATTTGCCGTTAGCAAAATCTATCATGTGTCACCAACGGGCGAGGAGGAGAACAAGAAAAATGGGGAGGAGTTATTTGATCTATTTTATGCATTACGTCCAACTCGCTTTTTAAAATTCCCATTTCATAATTTTGTTTTTGTCTTATTATCTTTTTTAATTTTTCAACTTCAATCGTCAAAAACTGCACTTGTTTTGCAATTTCGTCTACTTCCCGCCTATTGCTCTCATTTTTTTCAAAATCTTTGATTGTGTAATAATTTTGCATCCTCATCAACCCACATTTTTCTTGGAAATCGCTATCGCATTCGTTAATGCGTACAATCCGCTGACAGGGCTTTCAGGTTCCGGTGCATGTAGCATTTTTTCAATGTCTGCCATTGTTTTAGCCGTTTGCCGCATTTCGGAACTTACCAGCACATAGGCATCCATAATAGGTTTACGCAAAAACTTTTGTTGGTCAGTTAGCCCTTCCCGCGTATTGGCCTTATTAATATAATGATTGATTTGCCTACCCATATTCTTTAATGTCACCAAATGTTCTTGCATAACAGCAGCCAGCATATCGCCTTCACGCAACCCAATTTGCCGTTGTATGCTCCCTGGCAATTTTACGGCTGCATTACTCAACCCTTGACTTTCGTTAAACTCATAAATTTCTTTCATTACAATGTTGTCAAACTCTTCTAGGCCTAAAACGTATGTTGAGCATATGGAAGAATGCGATTCAATCGCAGCCACATCAACATTATAAAATTTTGCTACGTTCCTTGCCGTTTGACCGGCTAGCAAAGCAGATTCTATATCAATACGCTTTTCGTGTTCACATATAATACAATTTCCCATTCCTTCACATCCTTTCTGTTAAAAGAATCCCCTTTTTAACTTTTTATCCTTGTTATATTGTTCAATGGTCTTTTTAATCCTAATTTTCTCTTCTTTTTCCTCTTCCATTTTATTAAAATCTTTTACTGTAAAATAATTTTGCATTTTTTCAGCCTTTCGGTTCCACACGGACTACATTGGCCAACATTGCAATGCGTTGTAGTTTTTCCTCATTTGAAATTTCGTCATGCTTACGAACTTTTGGCAATTCGGTAACATTAAACCAATTCCAAAATTCCAGTCTGCAATGATAAGTTACTTGCCCAATTGGAGTATCTATACCAGCAATAAAATACCCACAAGGCATAGTACCATCATAATGTTGTTTAGACTTCCAAGCCATAGACTTGAATTTGCTACAAACAACGCTAAATAACACAGTCCTATGTTTATACAATTCATCGAAAGTATTGTAACCGTCACTTATGTTCCCATTGTCAACATTATTCTGTTTTATCATATCGTTAATGATTTTTGCGTATAAGCATTCTTCAAGATATTTCACCTTATATTCCACATTTTCCATATTCAAGTGTTCCTTAATATGTGCCATGTTTCCCCCTCACTCATCTTTTTTACGGGACTAGTTGGAATCGAACCAACAAATACTAGAGTCAAAGTCTAGTGCCTTACCGTTTGGCGATAGTCCAATATTTTGTTAACACATAACAACTCTAGGCTCATTCATAACTGACATTGAATCTGCCATGATAAGATGCTTACCTTTTGGCGCTTGATAATAGCTACCAAATACCTTGACAAGTAAATCCGTCTTACGTTCTTTTAGTATTTCCAACAATATTTTATCATCAATTTTATGTTCAGGCATGACTACGCCAAATTTGTCTTTTAAATTTACAATTTCCATAAAAAATAATTCACCGACATGCTTGTTGTCTATTATTATGCCTATTATATCTGCTGTTGGTTTAAACATTTTTGTTCCCTTTCGTAATTACAAGCAAAATAGCGCATATTAAGCGTTTTCGGAATTGCTTAACGAAAAAGTTTAATATGCGCTAAATTGTAGGATTGTGGAAATATATTTGTTTTTGAGCTTTGGAGAATGGCTGTGCCTAAACAATTACATTAGTTATGGCGAACTAACGTAATTGTCATATAAAACATATAAAATCAGTGAGGGCTGATTGAGCATATACCTGAATACCCAACCCCATTATATGATACCCGGAATATATATACAATCTTTCCTCGAAAAATTTTTGATACTCGAAATATATATCAACATATCTGATTGATTGTGTTCGAAATTTGTGGAATGTATTTTTTACGTGTAGACATGCCTATATATAAATATATGCTTGGAATATATATGAGCTTGGGGTATTTACATGGATGTGTATGTATATATGCTTGTATATATGTATATATGTATATATGTATGCTTGTATGTGAGTACAGACATACATGTATGTTTGCATGTAGAAGTACGTTCGAAATTTATGACGAAAAAGTCAAAGGCAATGTACACAACGCCATGCGTACATTGCCTTTCACCAAATGCACTCCACCAAATACGCACAAAAGAGAAATTAACAGGCGTTAGTACAATGTATGGGAGATAGCGCCCGTTAATTACAATATATTGTATATCATGGAAAATGTAATAGCAATCATTATATCGAAATATTTTTGGTACTCGTGAAATATATACATGAATGTTATTTTGTATGTCCGAAATTTTTGGGAGGTATTTATATATATGGATTGAGTGGATGGGGGAGGTGTGCGCCCGGCGGCGGCGGCAGGACGGGGGGCGGTACACATATATATGGAAAAATATGACATATTTGGCTCATATCTACTAAATTATGCCATATTTTGTCAAAAAATGTTGTGGTGTATTCCATATAAGGTTCGTATGTAAAGACGAGGGTCATGTCCTTACATACGAACCATATATGGAATAGTCTGACAAATTTTTTCGTGCGAAATGGGAAATTTATAAAAGATTTTCATGTTGCACAAGTATCACATGTGTATCATTACACCCTTTAAATGCCTATAAACCCTATAACTACAACTTAATACGTTTATGCATATATGTCTATACCCTTATACTTACCCTTCAAGCATGACAAAAATGAGTTTGACCAACGCAATTTACTTTTCGGATTTTGTGTGATAGAATTTCGGCACGGTAAATCATGAGTGAATTTGTTCCAGAATTCCAGTACACGGCTATAAACATACATACATTATATACATATATATGTGTGTATATATAGTACTAATATGTGTATATATCACTATACATATACCATATATCTACTACATACGTTATATGGTAGTATATATGTATATCTATACACATGTATATATGTATATAGTGTATGTAGTAGCCTGTACAACAGACAAGTGAGCAAAAAATAATCAACATGTTATCAGAATGTAAACAAATGCATAAAATGGTACAATATGTCAAATATGGCAAACAAACACATGGAAAAAGCTGGATGGCATAATCATGAGAGGGAACTATACTTTTTATACATTTCATCACGTTTACCATTAACTACCATTCTAGTTAGTCATGACTAACCGTCACCATTTCAAAGTTAGTTGGCACTAACTCGAGTTAGCTATGACTAACTCAATCGCATTTTTGCTAGGCATTAAAGGATTTTCTTTTACGTTTGACGGACATGATTTGGCAGATGAAAACGATTCTAATCGACTCCAACTATTTCCATATTTTTACATGTGTTTAGCACACAGATATAATATGTATGTATATATGTATGAAAGGAGGTAGCATAAATACATGAGCATAGTTACAAATTACCGGTTATTAGAGGTTATCGAGGATTTGGGCAAGCCTACACTCACATCATTGGGCGAGGTAATTAATGTCAAAAGACGGCAAATGTACGCAATCGGAAAGTCCCCAGATGCAGACAACATTTTTTACAATGGCCATGAATTCAATTGGAAAGCGATTGAACGGTTTATTATCAACAGGATTGACCCAAATAGCGATTTAAACGATTTAGAATCGGTCGTAGCAGCCGCATTAAAAATTGACGCAGTCAAAAAGGGAAATAAATTGCGCAAGACAAACAACCAACGCGTACAGCAAATCGAAGTCGATGGCAATTTGATTGTCACGTTAAAACATCCACAATATGATTTGTTGTTTTCTGACTGGGAGCGAGTACACCCGAGTGGTGCAAGAATCATCGTTTTTCGAAAAGACCCAAACGTATACAAAATTGTCATGCAAACGCGTAGCCATACATTAGTTCGCAGCATTGACGACACCGGAGAGTACGATTCGGACGAATTAAAAGTTATAACAAATTCTACCCTAAATTTTAGAGCAGTTTCCCCACGTAATTTGCCAAAAGAATATGACAGGCGTAAAAATAAGTCGTTTGTTTTAAACGAACGCGAGTTGACCATCAAGAAACGGAACAGGGGAAAATAATATGTTGTACGAATGTGTAGTATGTAAATATGTGTTCGACCGACCAAAATATTTTATCGAAACACATGGATTAGACAGTGAACCATATGAAATTATTAGCGTTTGTCCACGATGCAAGGAGTCGGGATTTGAAGAATTTAATGAGTTTTAGGTATTAGAACGGGAAAGTTTGTTAGAAAAATAGGAGATTTGAGAGAATGGACGATTTTCAAATTTTTACGGAAGCAGTAGCAGAAAAATATAGCGAAATGGAACGGTTAGCATTAGCACATCCAGACATTTATACATTGGTTCGTGTAAAAATTGACAAAGATTTATTATGGAAGTGTTATTTGGATTCATTTCGGGAACCACAGCAATACAATTGTACCGCCTGTAGACATTTCATTCAGAACATTGGCAATGTTGTGTTGTACAAACATGGCGAAAAATACACAACAATATGGGACGTTTGTCATAAATCAGGTGTTGCCGACACAATATTCGGTATTGTAGCCGAAAACATGCATAATTTTGTTAACCGCCACTATACAATTAATAATTTAGCACTGTGCAGCAAGGACAGAGTGGGAATAAATTGTAATTACAAACGAAACGAGGATGGCAGTATAACAACATTCAACCATTTTTACATTGATGTCAACAAAAAGTTTGTTGTCGAGGGAAATCAGGCGCTTAGCCGCGAATTGGCCTATTACCAAGCGTTGGCCGACATTTACCAACGTGCGTTCAAGGAAATACGTCCCGATGCGGTCAGAACGGTGCTTGAACTTATTTCGCAAAATTTATTGTATCGCGGCATAGAATTTAAAAATATGTTATTAACCTACCTCACTCATTTCGACTATTCCCACGATGCATGGATTCACGTTGGAAACACACCCGAATCCGTTTTGCGCATAAAGAACAGTG